TAGGGGCGGGGGGGGGTACATCGCGGTCCCCAGTCCAAAAAGTGGACTCTGATGTATTAATTTTTTTTTTTAAAAAATTAGTAAAAATTTTTAATAATTATAACTCGTTTATTATCAGCAATTTACGTTTTTTTTATGTTTAAACATTATTTAAAATATTTTAAAAACGTAAAAAAAAACTCCCGAGACACTGAAAAGAAAAATCCAATTCAACAATCGCATCAAACTCGCTGATATACAGAGAATTACTATCGAATATACCTCATTATCCTTTTAATTCCGTATTTTTAGTGAAAAAAAAACTTCAAAATATTTTTCTGTATAGTTACATGTATAGTTACTCATAACTTGCTCTGTATCAGCTATTTACAAAAATATAAATTGGAATATTTTAATAAATGGCCTCGGACAAAAAACTAAAGTCCCTATTATCAGTACTTTAGCTTATTGGAATTATTTTCCAAAAAAAAAAAAAAAGTTTTGCACCCCATTTTTACGGAGATACCCAGAAAATGACAACTTTTTTTTTGAGGGCACACCAGATCAGCCAGTTCGATGCGCTTATTGAACTGGATTTTTTTTTGCAAGGTCTCGGGAGTTTTTTTTTTATTTCTTAAAAAAATTTAAAAATACTACTTTCATTTTGTTACACTTTCCCGAAATTCCGACTTGGGTGAAAAAAAATATCCAATTTGCTTGCACATGTAAAAAACGTTTCTTACATTTGCAGAAGTTAAACATTAAACATCATGTCTATACCTTTAAATAAAGAAGTTTTCGAGGAGTACATGGAGGCATGCCTCATCTCTCCGACCCCTCGTGTCTGCATGGCACCGGGTACGGTCACGCTCTTGGGCTTGATGGAGTCCTTCAAGTCTTGGTGCGATGCGAAGAAGAAGCCGATCTACGGACGACTGACGTTAGTGGAGTTCAGCCGCATCGTGCGGGCATGCGGTTTCGAGGTATTCCGGTACCGCGGCCGCCACAAGCCACTGAATGTTTCACTTTTCAGCGCGGAGGACTCCCTTCGGCTGTACAATAACGACGGAGAGTATGTCAAGGTACAACAATGATTTCTGGGGCCCGAAGATGCAGGCATACTTCGCGGCGAAGGACTGGGTTCCGAGGGTGGACCCGCACCATATATATAGAGGTCACGTTGCGGTGGACGCGATCATCGCAGAGATCGAGCCGAAACCGTATCGGCCGAAGTTCTTCGAGGTCCTGCGCGGCCTTGGATTTGAAGTCGGGCTTCTGGACGGGAGGAATCCTAAGACGCAATCTGTAAGAGTGTATGGTTCCGTACAGCCATAACGAGGAGCTCTTCCACCGCTTCGAGATGAAGCGGAATATGAGCCCGTACCGCAGGGAGACGGATCGTCGGCACTGCCTGAGCTTCGATACGCTATACGGACGCTTCTTGGCCGATAACAAGGACGAGACGTTTCTGCCTCCCATGAGCAAAAAGGCTTTCGGAGCTCTCCTGAACCACTTCGGCTACTACCGCTCTCACAACGCTCACGACCGATACTCGTATGCGGTTTTCACTCCCTACATCGACTTCGTTTCGGAACAAGAGGATTTAAGAGAACTTTACGAATACCTGAATGAACACTTATAGACTCAGACAGCTACGCGCGGCCGCTAAGGAGCACCTCCGCCTGATCCCGGTCAGGGAGGGAGGCTGTGTGCTCAGGGTTGGGGAGACGTTTGTTGCCGTTTTCACCAACACCTCGAAAGCGCGAACAGAGTTGGCGGCGAGGAGACGAGAGTGGATTTTGAACCAAATTAAACCTAAACGATATGAAAGATTTTAAAGTCATTGGAAGGCGCTACGTCCGGGCGCGGAGGGCTCACGTCTGCGAGTTTTGCGAGCGCGAGATCGGGGCCGGGGACTTGTACTACGAGGAGTGCCGTAAGAAGGATGGTATTTTTAGGGTAAAACTCCACATCTCCTGCTCCAAATCCGGGGCCAGCGACCGTCAGGAGTTCCGGAAGAAAGTGTACGAGTTCGGGAGCTTCTTCGACTCTTGGAAGAAGCGGCTGTTAAAAGCGAAGAAGGCATGGCTTTCGAATCTTACCAGCAACTAACCTCGATTGCGGGCATGGCCTGCGAGCTTCTGGACCGACACGGGGAGTACGACTTGCAGAAGAAGTGCCCCGTTGCGGCGGACCCGGCGTTCTTCGCAAGGGAGCTCGCCCTGATCCAACTGGAGTTGGGCCGGGTTCTGCTCGCGGCCGAAGCGGAGGGCTGGATGCCGGAGGGAGCTCTGGAGGGGATGGGGAGCGGCAACTACAAGACCATCTACGAGAACAAGATTCAATTCACGGTCGAGGACCGGGTTGCGGGCGCACTGCTCCGGCTCTTGGCTTTTTGCGGAAAATACGGCATCGACATCGGGAGAGTGATGTCGGCGCGACTAAGACACGATTACAATGAAACCTTTTGATTTGAAGAAGGCGCTGGAAGGGGCTCCGGTAGTGAGCGGAAGCGGCCTAAGAGCGACGAGAATTTTTCCCTGCGATGACAAGGTAGAGGTGTGTTTTGAGGATGGCACTACGGTTTATTACGAGAAAGATGGGTGGCACACGAATCGGGATTGGATGTTATTTATGGACGATCCTAAGCCCGACGCGATGTGGATGCAGATGTTCTGCGCGTTTGTCGGGCAGGAGTGGAGCGACGAGATGGAGTTCGAGGAGATATGCCAAGTGGTAGACAAGGCTTATGCGGCAGTTGATAAGCACTTTTCGGGGAAGGGCAAGCTGGGTTAGAATCCGCAAAGCTTTCCCCGGAGAGGAGGACGAGAACCGGGAGGCTCTGGTCGAGCTCGGCATCCCGGTCGTGGGGAGACGGGCTTTGATATGCTGGCCGGAAGCTCCCGACACTCCGACCTTCCACGTTCTGAACTTCATGGTCGAAAAGGGGCTTTACGCTCGGCCCGGCTACGCTACCAAGTGTTCGAGCCAGCCCGTTTCGGTCCTTTACCCTCTCTACCGGGACTGGTGTCCGGCCCCGGTTACTAAGCGAGAATTTTTAGAGGAAATTTCCAAGCTGGGGTTTCCTATTGTCAGGAATTTTATTTACTTTTACACATTGCTATGAAAACACAACACGTTATTTTTCCCGAAGACGGGAGTTTGGGCCGCATCGTTTCGGCCCAGTATTCGGATGACAAAGGAGATTTCATGCTCCTGATTGCCTGCATCGACGGCGAGGACCCGAGCGAACACACTCAGTTCCGGACGCGGCCTGCCTCTTCTGTTCACTACTATGAGAAGGCCGACATCACCCACGACTTATTCGAGAAGACTTGGCCCGTGGTAGCGGCTGAAAGCGACGTGGAGCGCGTTCAGGACGACTACTATGACCACTTCGAGGAGTGCGGCATGTTCGAAACTCCGAACCATAACAAGGAGGCGAAAGAGCCCCGTTCCGTTGCGTCCTACATCGCGGAGCATCTGGACCAGATCAAACAAACGTTCAAAGCCAACTTTCCGGACGATAAGTTTTCGACGCCCGTGCTCGAAGACATCATCCCTCAAGGAGATGGCACTCTTACTCTGAGGCTCAAATCAGACGATCACATCTTCTTCCATTCGGTTCCACTCTTTGACATTATGGGGGTATGACTTACGAGGAACTGAACGCGATTATGCCGGGGACTCTGTTCCGGGTTAAAGGGGGCGCTTATAACTACATGTTTCTTCAAGGCGTCTGCCCGCACGACCGCACGATCCGGGTTGAGATGAACGGAGTGAACCAGAGGGTCAATCCGAGCCAAGTCAGCAGTCTTACTGTGTACGACACGGCTATGATTAAGCGGATGTACGAGGCTGTCTTTCCTAAAACGGATGACACACGATTTAATCAGGTAGTGGAATTTATTGAAAAACTGAAATAATGAAACACATCACATTCATGGTCGTGCGAATCGAGGCGACCGAAAAGGGAGAGTATATGACCGTCATCGGCGACAACGACACGAAGCTGTCGCTCCCGGCCGTACACATGGACAGCATCGACATCGGCCGCCACATCGAAGTGGGCCTGCACGAGCCTTCGAACCGGGTCCAGATGGTCAAGGTCGGCGAGAAGACCCTCTGGAACTACACCGACGAGGAGATGAAGACCCAGATCGAGAAGGAGAAGACGGAGAAGTTCGCCAAGATGAAGGAGGCTTACGAGGGCGTAAAGGAGTCGTATCAGGAGGTTTACAATCAGCTTCCGAACATCTACAAGAAGCGCATCGACATCCGGCGCATGAACGGCGGCGAAGACTTCTCGATTCTGTACGAGGCCCACGAGCTCCATGTTTGCGAGATGGCGGTGACGCTGGCGCGTAAACTGGGGACACCGGAGGAAGTTATGCGCTACACAACTCTGAGCAACGAGGAGCGGCATGCCCTCGTGCCGGAGATCGAGATTCCCGAGATCGGGGATTACGTCGGCGCCTCTTCGTTCGAGAACGTTATGATTCTGGCCTACTGGCATCTTGCCGAGCCGGGAGTCGTGCCCTACATCCCCGGAACCCCCGTGAAGCTGGGTCTGGTCCCGGCGCACGAATACGGAGAGCCGCCCTATGCTATATCGCGGGCTGTGATTTCGGAGCTCGCCATCAGGAACCCGAAGCCTTCGCTCGTGGCTATGTCGCTCAATGCGATGGAGTACATGGACGAGATCGACGAGGCGCTTCTGGAGTCGTGCAAGAAGACGAACCTAATCGTGGTCACGGGCTACTCAGACGACTGCGTGGAGTTCGACGGCGCCGTGAGCGACGAGTTCTCGGAGGGCAAGATCGCGTACATCGACGGGAAGTGGACCCAGACGGAAGAGATACCGGAAGGAACACCCTACGTCACGGCCCAGTACAACAAGTCAGGCGGTTGGACTTTCGGCGCCGAGAACTTCGACGCGCATGAGTTCGTGATCTATGAACAAGGAACAGTTATCGGAAATGGTCTTGTCATCGACGCGAACTCCATTCTGTAAGGACTGCCAGTGGTGGGAGGTCCGGAACCGACGGGGTTTCTGCCGGAAACTGGATGCTCCGATACCGGGAAAGTCTCGTATTTGCGAAGAATTTAAGCATTACGACGGGAATTTCCGGCCGACATGCTTCTGGTGTGGAAAAAGATTCACAATCGAGTGCCCTGACCCGGTAAAACGGGAACGGGGCCTCGGATGTGGAGCGTTTAAACTTAAAAACAATGAGAACAAGTGAGGAGACAAGCCGAATCAAGGCCATTTTGAGGGCTGAGCGCGACCGAAACGCCTCCGCGCCCTTCCTCTACGACGCGAAACTGGCGTTTTTAGAGGACCCGGAGACCGATCCCTTCGATTTCTGTTATGCCTACGCCTCCCAGATTCGAAACATCGGCGCGGAGGATCAGATTTCGTATCATCGGGCGGTGGAAATAGCTACTTCGGCGAGAGAAGCGGTGAGGCTTTGGCTTTCTGAGGCTCTTCCTGACGACGTTTTCTTGTGTACGGAACGAAGCAACTGGCCTTGGAAATGAAAGACAACCCTTACAGCAACAAAGCGGCGGCCCGAGTATGGCAAGAGGGCTATATGGAGGCATGCCGGGACATGGAGCACTGGCGAAAAGTGCGCTACGGCAAGAAAAAGGAGTTCTTGGGTGACGACATTCCCATGAATATGGAGATCGTATTCAAGATTCAGGTCAACAACAAGCCGCGACTGTTCGTGGGGTTCCGATCCCGCAACAGACTCTACTACTACAACGGATTCTTCATGCTTCACGATGTTGGGAATGTCCATTGGCGATACCTTTTCTTCCCTACTCAGTTCCAAGGCAAAGAGGGCTACTACGAAGGTCTCGATGCGGCTGGAAAAGAGGTCGGGCTCAACAAAAATTACGATGGAAACGACTACTTACGAGGAGACGCTCCAGATTATGAAGGAGAAAAACCCGAATCTGGAGTCGCTAATAAACGAGTTAAATCTACAACTACAATGACGGAAATTATCGAAAAAATCAAGCAGTGGGTGCTTGATCGCAACCTCCAGACGGGAGACCCGCACATTCAGATGTGCAAAGTCATGGAAGAGCTCGGAGAGCTCGCCAAGGCCATCAACAAAAAGGACCGGGATCAGCAGATCGACGGGCTCGGCGACGTCATCGTCACTCTGGTATGCGTCGCCGAGCAACTCGGCCTCAACATCGAGGAGTGCTGTCTGGCTGCCTACGACGAGATCAAAGACCGCAAGGGCAAGATGATCGACGGAGTGTTCGTTAAGGAGGCTGACCTCGAAAAAATGCAGGAGCATGGAGGAGAATAAACCGCCCTTGGAAGGGATCAAGGCGCCCAGCTACGCCGAGGCCAAGGCCCGGATGGAGAACATCGTCGCTTCGGCCGTCATCGACTTTGTGCAACAGTGGGGCGGCGGAATCCGCGTCTCAATCGAGGCTTCGGCCAGCGAGGAGATCAAGACCGAAGCGGGCGGCAAGAGCATCCTGCGGAAGACGCGCCTGAACGAAATGACCGTGAAGCGATGGGAAGACAACTGATTGCCGGATGCGGAGCCTTTGTTGCATGCCTCATAACTGGGGCTCTTATGCACGACTGCCCCGGATGGAGCCAATGGCTGGCTGGCATCTTGATATTCACGGTCGCCATACTCTGGTCCCGGCCCCGGCCGAAGAAGAAGCACTGGTATTTCGTGGAGATGACATATTTCAGCCGGAATGGGATTGCGGTATTGAAGTCGAGCTACGCTATCGCTCTGGATCGAAATGGCCGTACAGCAAATATGAGGACCTTGAAGAAGAGATTTGCTCCGGTCCACAAGTGGAGAGGCTGGTCTCGCCTCGATAGCAAATACCACAACGGAAGTGTATATTTGAGCCAGCTCTCGTATCTTGGCTATTTCGCTGATAATCAGTGATTTGACATAAACGAAGCGGGGGGGGGCAGGAATGTCTCCCCCTTTTTATTTATAAAAATAATCCAATTTTATTTTGGAATATCCAAAATGATGTTGTAGGTTTGTAGTCCAATCTTATAAAAATTTTCAATATGAGGAAAGAGGATAACAACGTACCTATGGACGAAATCACCATCAATGGGGTCCGCTGGTTCACGCGGGCTCAGTTGGCGCGGTTCTACAAGGTTTCGATGCAGACCACCTACAACTGGCAACGTATCGGGTGGCTTGAGGAGAAGAAGATCGAAGGCGTGAAATTTTTCCGGCGCAAAGAAAATGTCGAAGCCTGATTATGACATCTGCAAGACCTATCTCGTTGAAAATGTAGAGTTCCCGATGACTCTTTTCACTCAAGAGGTGAAAGAGGCCAAGAATCTGAACCACAAAATTCAAGCCGAGATCGCCATTGCCTATGACCGGGCGATGCGCAGATCGTATTTCAAGTTTCTTGAGGGTAGCATCTATGTCTTCGATGGCAAGATATACCGCCGCACCGGGATCGACGTGATCGAGTCCATCGTGACGGACGTTATGGAGATAAAGGACCTGCCGCCGCTGTTTCAGGTCGAGTCGCCGAAGAAAATCGTGAGCCACTGCTTCCGCAAACTCATGCTGTCGGCGACACTGACGCCTCGGCGTGGGATCGTGGCCTTCCAGAACTGCGTCCTCGACATCGACGCGGGGATCACGATGCCGCACTCTCCGGAACTTGAGTGTACGACGTACCTCGACTTCGTTTACGACAAGACGGCGACATGCCCGAAGTGGATGCAGTTTCTCTCGGAAGTCGTGCCGGGAGATGACCGGATCACATCATTGCAGGAGTTTCTCGGCGCGGCATTTGTGGATCGTAACGAGTTCTCTATTCAGGAGATGCTCTTCCTGATCGGCTCCGGCCAGAACGGTAAGGGCGTGTTCACGGGAACGATCCGTAAGATGTTCGGCTTCGACCGGGGAACCGGAGACGGGCTGGCGATGGGATTCTCCGCGGTTGATTTGTTTAAACGCGGTCAAACCGAGTACAACATGGCGGCCGTCAACGGAAAGTTACTCAACATCTGCGAGGATATGAGTAACGAGGACTTCTCCGGCGGCGACTGGAAGAAATTCGTGGCCGGAGAGCCTATGAAGGCGCGTGACCCGTATGGGAAGCCCTTCATGGCGACTCAGATTCCGCTCTTCATCGCGTCTCTGAACCAGTTTCCGAAGAGTATCTCGGACCGCTCCGACGGTAACTATCGCCGCCACCTGATCGTCAACTTCGACGTGAAGATCAGCGACGACAAGAAAGACCCGGAGCTCGGGAAGAAGCTGGAATCGGAGAAGAGCGGCATTTTCAACTGGATTATGGAGGGCCGGAGGCGATTCATTCGCAACGGTGGAAAATTCACCCCGTCCAAGAGCAGTCAGTTGGCTGTGGAGAAACTTCGGGTGGATCAAGACTCACGACTCCAATGGCTCCGCGACTCTGGCTATGCGGCCACGTCGCACGGAGGCATCGGGAGCCGGGCGGCAAAGAGTGGGCAGGACTTGTATCAGGACTACTGCAAGTATTGCCGCGACAACAATTACAATGCGTTCGGGTATAACGAGTTCGTCAAGCGACTGCGCGAGGAGAACTACGAGGTGTACCAACGCGGGGCAGAAATTACATTTTACGTCTACGAGGGTGTTTTCGACGACAATCTTTTCTATGACACTACGATCAAGGAGGATGGAGCGCCGAAATCAGTCGAGGATGACTTGGATTTACCTTTTTAATCAAAACAACTATGATTAAGCGAATCACCTATTATCTGATGCAGTGCGAGCGCTGTCAGGAGTTCCTTCGGGAGCAGGACGGAATTAATGCCGACGGCTTCTCTTCGGTGGACGACGCCGAAAAAGCGGCAAAAGAGGCCGGATGGAGCGTCCAACCTTCATTTCACCTCTGTCCCTCGTGCTGGGAAAAATACTCGAAGGAAAAGGCTGAAAAGTAGCTCTATGGGCAAGCTCGATTTGAACTACGATGCGATCTTCGAGGATTTGCCACGAATCATGGGCTTAAACCTCAAGCGTCATGGCCGATTCTGGCATGGGAAGTGCTATATCGATGGCACTCCCCATGCCTATCGGTATGACAAAATGGTGTGCACCCGTGACGCCTCCGGAGGGATCACGATTATGGAGCAGGGCGGAGACAGCATGCAGTTGTACAAATGGATGCAGTTGTATGGAGGATGCTCCTCCAGCAAAGAGACCTACGAGCGTCTCAAGTCCATGAGCGATGGTATTGTCATCAGCAAGCCTGAACCCGAGATTCCGACCAGATATGTGGAGCAATCCATTCTCGACGAGGCTATGGAGCGCATCGGTAGGCTCAAGGACCCGTTGTTTCGCTGGCTCTGCACCAAGTTCCCGGAAGAGAGGGTCGAAGAGGCTTACCGAAAGCTGGCGATCACTCCGTGCCGGGTTCCGCAGGGAACTGGGACCCAGTTCTGGTACATAGACGAGGAGCAACGGATTCTCCACGACAAAATCATCATTTACAAGTCGGACGGTCATCGCGATCACAACTACGGAGGCGGCCGTATCTTCCGCACCGCTCAAGGTTACACTCAGCGATGCTACTTCGGCGAGCACCTCGGAACCGACGGAAACCCGTATGTGGTGGAATCGGAGAAGACGGCTCTGCTGATATATCTCAATACCGGGCGCCGGGCTCTGGCGACGGGTGGAAGCGCGAACGTGCGCCGCATAAAGCGTAACTATCGACTGCTTCCTGACTACGACAAAGCGGGCATGGACTGGGTTCGATGGTTCCCGGATCAGGCCGTTAAATGGTGGGAAGGCATGCCCGATTTGAAAGAGGGCGATGACTTCGGAGACGTAATTTACAGATCATTATGAACAGAAATGCGGCATTTGCAGTAGCATGTCTGGCGGTATCACTGGCTGTCGCCGCGGCATGCTTCGCGTCCGGGACTGGCTGGCCTATCTTGGCCTTCTTGTTCCTTCGGATCAGTTCAGACGAAAAAGAAGAGGAGTGACCGGGCAGAATCGGCACTCCTCTCTTCCTTGCGGAACATTGCTAATCAAAACAACTTACGCAAAGATACGATAAAAAGAGCGAACCTCCAAAACTGGAAGTTCGCTTTCGTTTTAGAACGGCAGGTCGTCTACCTTGTCCTTGGCGGGTGCCGGAGCAGGCTCTTCCTTCCTCGCCGGGACGTATGGATCGTCGTTGGCGGGCGCGGTGCCTCCTCCTTCGATGGTGTACTTGTAGCCGCGTACCTGCGTGTAGTAGCGGTCGTTGTACTCACGGGATTCGAGCGTAAAGTCTACGGCGACGATCATGCCTTCGCACAACTTCACCTCTACGACATCCGCCTTGTCGCCCCAGAACTCGATGTAGACATCCTTGGGGTATTCTCCTTCCGTCTGGAGTACGATTCCGATTTTCTTCCATGTCCCGCGTGCCGACTCTCCGGTAACGGGTTCGCACATCTTCGTGATGACTCCTTTGATTTGCATACTATTCTTCTGGTTTTGTTATGAATTGGGTTTTGTGGTCGTATTTTTCAGGCGCATCCATCTTCCAGCGACATCGGTTGCAGTCGTCTTGGAAATCCTCCTCGAATATCGCCTTGTATCGGCATGTCTGGCACTGCTCAGCCAGATAGCGTTGCGGGAGAAGAGATGCAGTGCGCATGGACTCCTGCTTGCCGATCAGGTCTTGGAACTTTTCGAGGAAACGGTTGCCGTCGGTCTCTTTCAGCGCCAGCCTTGCGATCTTTTTCTTGGCGGCAAGGATGAACTCCTCGGAGTAGGTTCCGTCTTCGTTTATCACCGACACTCCTACGTCGTCATCTTCGCTCTCTCCGGTGTTTATGAAAGCGTTGATGTCTCGGTACCTCTCGGTAAGATAAACCTCCGCATCGGCCGATTCCAAGAGCGACTTAGCGGCGGTCCTGACCGTTGCGTATGACTTGTCACGCATGTCGAACACCATCTTATAGATGTCGGTGAACGTCATATTTGTGAACAAGTACAACTCAAGCGCCCGTAGCTCGGGTTCCGCGAGGCTTGACTCCGGCCGCTTCTTCGGCTTAGGGAGCATGTCGTATATACGAGGTGTTGCCATTATCCTTCTTTTTCAATGGGCGTATCGAGAGTAAAATTCGCTTGGCCGCAGGGACAAAGAGGCATGCCTACCTGAGCCCACTTCTTCGTCAGACGGATCGTGTACCCGCACTCAGGACATACTGCTTTCAGCATGCGGGTTCCGTCCTTTTTAGACGGAGTAAACAGCTTCATGCCCGACAGCGCGGTATGCGGAAAGGGCCCGAGCTTCTCGTCAACGAGGAACGTGAACTCTTCGACCAAAGCGTCGCTGGCAGTAGTAGACTTCATCTTGCCTTCCAGCCCTACGGCCAAAGCGACTCGTTTGAAATCCTTACCGTGGCCGTGAATACCTACGGCATGCACCAGCTCGTGTACGAGTACCGAAAGGATGCCGTCAGCACCGTTTACGTTGGCGATGGTGGGGTTGATGAAGATTTGAACTGGCTTCTCCGAGTCGGATTCCGTCCAGCACTGTCCGAGAACCCTACGCTTCGCCATGCCACCCTTGTCTGGGAAACCGATGGAAACCTTGAGATTCTCCGGTATGGTGCGGCCGCTGGTCTTGCATGCCTGCTGAAATGTCGGTCGAAAATGATCGACAGCCGCTTCAAGCCACTCTTCTCGGGTGGCGAATTTAAACTCTTCTGCCATAGTTGTAAGTTGTTTGGGGTGTAGCTTGGAGTCGAACCTACTTTGGGGACGCCGAAATCTGATTTGTTTTTCCCGTACACCGTGTACACCTTCTCCAAACCCCTCTTTCGAGGGAAACCTAAAAAGTTAAGAACCTTTAACAATGAATAATACCCGTCTCACGACGTACTTGTTGCGGAGGCTGGACTCGCACCAGCGATCTCTTGGTTATGGGCCAAGCGAGATACTCCTTCTCCACCCCGCATGTGACCCCGTATCGTGGGGTCAGGCGGCCAACGTACCGATGACGCGTAATCGTTTCAAACAAAAATCCCTCTAATTGCCACACATGGATTTGCGGCGGCTCCGGGGCATCGACCCGGAAGACTCCTTGTGGCATGCTTAGTTAAACGAAACACCAGAAGCGGTTCAAGAATGAGGAAGGAGCGCATGCCGAGTGCCACCATATCAAAGAACGTTTATACGTTATTACAAGTGCAAAGTTAAACATTTGTTTTTAAATAAACAAACTTTTATCCCACAAAATTTGCTGTGTTTTTGCTTTCTTGCAGTACTCCAGAACTTTAACCGGGTCGATTCCTCCCACTCCTCCGTCTATGATGTTGAGAAAATCGTCTAAATCATCGCAAAAGTAGCCCCATTTGGGAACCCGTATAAGCCACTCGGCCTGCTCAATTAGGTGTGCTACTTTATGCCGGGTACCGGGGCATTTCACCTCTATACCGATCAGGCTCCCTTCGTCGCAGTAGATCAGGTCTGACACGCCTCTTACGAGACCCATAGAGAGCTTCATTGAGCCCTCCACCCCACTGCTAACCTCTTGGAAGGTAGCGAATAGATGGCCGCGTCTGTGGGGCCAAATCTCGGCGAATTTCATCACCATCCGTGCTTGAAGTTTTGCCTCCTCGTGAGCGATTCCACGCTCCTTCGGTCGAGGCTGTACGATAATCTGTGTCTTTGCCATTATAATCCGAGTTCGTTTTGTTCTGATACCAGCTTTTTCTTTCTGGCCTTGTTTTTCAAAATATTCTTTGAGAAGTAATCCCAGTAGTATGGGCTCACCTTCTTCCCCTCCTTCGTTCTTAGGACCTTTATGACCCGCATGAACGTGGCTTTCTCGTGCGGCGCGTTCTTGATACATACGGTGGCTAAAACTCGTGGGACAGACCACCCGTCTTCGAGTACCTTCTTGGCGCACCACACTTCGAGGCTCTCCTGATCCTCGGCCGTGTCTATGAGTTCTGTCAGTTCGATCTCGTATATCTTATCGAGCTTCGGGAAGACGTAGCCACAGTAGGGGCACTTTTGGGCCGTTTGGGGTACCAGTCGGCCGCATCCGAGCTTCTTGCCGTCTTTTCCGAGAGGGCATAGCTTGGTCGGCATGACGCCTCCCTTTGTTTTATCGTGCCATAGTCCCATCGGAGGGTCCTCCCGCTCGTACTTGCCGTGCGTCTTCACGTTGTCGCCGAAGTCGAGCACGTTGAAGTACGACTTACCCGGATATGGCCGGGAGCCGCGACCTACCATCTGCGAGTAGTGCGTGTAAGACTTCGTTGCGAGGTCCAGCACCACGGTCTGTATCGAAGGCTCGTCATACCCGGTGTCGAGTATGCCTACGTTGACCAACACGGGAAAAAGGCCATTATGGAAATCCCGAAGGATGTCCTCTCGCTTCCCGGAAAACTGCGCGTCAGTCTCCGGCTTTCGGCTCGATAGGAGGTACTTGGCCTTGATTCCATGCTCGCAGAAGGCTCGCGTGAGGTCTACACAGTGATCTGAGCCAGTGGTGAAGACGATGGTTTTGGTTCCAAATGCGATTTTCTTCCAGTTGGTGATGACACCCGCGTATCGCTCCTTGCGCGTGAACCGCATCTGGAGTGCGCGAGGGTCGTAGTCTCCGTTGGCCGCTACGACCGGAAGGTCTTCGAGCACCGGAGCCTGATATACGAAGTTGCGAGAACCGACCAAGAAATTCATCTCGATCAACTCCGGCGTAGAGATACCTTTGACGATGCAATCGTAGTATTCTCCGAGTTGCTTCACCTTATTCCCGTTCCGGCAGATACTTGCTGAAAGGCCAAGCACATGGGCATCTTCGTTGATGTAATCCATCACCTTATCATGCTCTCCTCGGTGCGCTTCATCCACGATAATCATGTTGAAGTGTTGGAGCCACTCCATCCACTCTTTGTGGTTTTTAATGCGCACGGAGATCGTCTGCGACATCCCTATGGCGACCTGCGCCTCGGGTATGTTGCGCGTCTCGGCGTTGACTATGGCAGACGTGAGCCCCAAGCGTTGCATCTTGTCGAAGTTCTGCTTGAGAATTTCGTCACGGTGGCTCAGAATCAGAACGTCATTGCCCTTTGCCGCGGCGCCAACGGCGATCATGGATATAATGACACTTTTTCCCGATCCCTGCGGCATGTAACCGCATATTTTGCTGAATGCGGGAGTGTCGTTCTCCCGCATCGCATCCTTCACGCCATCGACGAAATCTATTTGGTAGTTTCGGGGAGTGAGCGTAGCCATATATGTAAAAATCTCATGCTGTCGATCCGGCCGCCGAGGTTCTTGTACCAGCGTTTTAGGTGCACGAGAATGTCTACGGGACCTTTCTTTCCGTAAATACGTTGCACTTCGATGTTGAAATCAGGTGACAGAACGTGCATCTCCTGCACCCTGACCACGGACATGATGACATTATCGGTAAATTGCAACTCCTTGTCTTTCCCGGAAGCTATGAACACGATATTGTCATCTATGGCCGATATTGGGACCAGAATTTCGTCTTGAGATCGGTGCATTACTTTGAATCTGTATGCCATGTTATTTGGGTTCTACTACAAGAAACAGTACCTTGTCGTTTTTGAGCGGCCACTTGAGCTCCATCCGCCTCCGTATGTCTGCGATAGAGTAGCCGTACAGCATCCAAGATATTGCGTCTGTAACGGGGTTATTGGTTGTGAGTACTGCCTTGCTGATGATTGTGGCGACATTGCCTTCTTTGTCGGCCACCTCGGTCTCCGACTCTTCGAGCAATTTCTGGTTTTTCCATTCCCCGAGGGGAAGTAGCATCGCCAGCTTCCGCTTCGGCGAGGCCGCCAGCATGTGGTCTACTGTTACCATAATCTTCCTTTTTTCCGGAGGACCTTCATCTTCTCTGCGGTGACTGCCTCTCCGATCATTCGACTCAAGTAGTCGAAGCGGGCGGTGTTGCCCCACTCCTTGCGATACAATCCCATCGTGTTGATGTGTTGCTTCATCTTGTCGATGTAGTTTTCGTGAAAATCCTTCTTATTGTCGAGCCAGTGGGGGTGGTTCTTACCACGCCCTACCTCTGCGAAAAACTTGTGCGCCGCGCGTGAATCCCGGCGTTCTAAGCCGTGTTTTATCCCCTTGCGGTAGTAGTACTCCATAATGCACAACATCGCGCGAATTATGCCCTTTTCTGACGTCGGCGATGACCGGAAGTATAGGGCCAGATTCTCGCAGTAGACGATGTGCATGGTAGAAATCTGTGCATCTACATGAATACGCCAGTCACGGCCTATCTTAACCTGCAAAGTGGGCTTTCCGAAGCGACGGATGGTCATGTACCCGTCATCGTCGGCGGCGTATTTCTGCGCCTCAACGCTGTCAGGCTCCATCGTCGCTTCGTAAACACCCTTTCGGTAATGGTATTCACACATCGACGCTAATTCCTTAACGGTCTGATACGAAAACTGCATACCCTACTTTTTGAAGAACGCCTCGCCGTTTTCCATCAGCACTTCGCCGTCTTTGACCTGCGAGCGGTCAATATCGTCGGTGCGGCAAGTAATAAGTTGGACATCGAGGTCCGTGCAGAGCTTCGAGAGTACGGCCAATCCTTTCTGAGTGAAGGCCACGTCGTCCACGATAGCTAACCGGAGGGCCTTCGGCTTAAGATTCAAGCGAGCGGCCTGCAACATGACACCGATAGCGCTACGCTGGAATGACGAATACTGGAAGATGTAACGCGATTCACCGTTCGGGTTGAGGAAGAAATCCTTGTCGTAGCGGCCGTCGTACATGATCCACACCTCGATCTTGTCGGTATCAGTTGCGTTGGGAACGATCTTGAGGCCCTCGACACCCGTGTCGATGCGCTCGTACATCTTGCGAAGGGTGTTGAGTTCCTTCTCGTACTTGCCCTTTGCCTCGATCCATGCGCACCACTTGGCATAGCGGTCGAAAAGTTCGTTCTCGCGCTCGGCCTTCTCTTTGGAGGCTTTGAGGTCGGCGATCTTAGCGTCTACGGCTTTGGTGTCGGGCACGGCCTTCTCGGGGAATTTGAGCAGAGCCTCCTCTGCCTTGGTAGCATCGAGCTCGGCTTTGGTGTTGATAACATCGCCCTCAAACTTGGGAGCCGGGGCCGCCAGTTCAGGCTTAGCGAGCGTGAATTTCGACGTGATGACTTTGTATCGGGCCTCGATCATCTCTTTGACCTTGGCGAGCTCTTCGGTGTTGTAGAAGAACGTCTCGGCATTAGCCTTGATATTCTCGTAGTAGGCGGCCCATTTAGTCTTGCGCTCCTCCTGCTCGTTGTATTTCTTCTCCGCTTCGGCATACTCGTCCTTGAGTCGCCGTTTCTCGTCCTTCTCAGCGGTGACAGCGGCGTCGTATGCCTTTTCTGCGGCCCGGAGGCGGGTCTGATACTCCTCACGAATTTTGTTGCATTTGAGTTCGTATGCCGCATCCGCCGGACGAAGAATGCGGTCGCGCTCGATCTCAGCTTCGCGGATGTCGGCCTCGATCTTGTCTACGTCTACTCGGGATAGCTCTTGCAGATGCGCCTCCGAAAGTCCTTCGCGCTCGAAGTTTTCCATAAAGGCTCCAGCCTTGGAGCACATCACGCGGGCCGCGTCGCGCTCCTGCTTGCAGTCCATGATCCGGGCCACCACCTCGTCGGCGCCGAGCCCGTCCAGTTCTTCTTTGAAGAGGCTCTCAATCAGCTTCCGGTGAACCGTCTGGTTCTCCGTGAACAGCGCGGGCATGGAGAAGGTGAGGTCCGTGGTCAGGAGTTTGACGTACTTGGCGGCCGTGGCCGACTCTCCGTCGATGATGGGGGTGTACATCTCTCCTTCATCGTTCTTTGCGTAGAGGAAGGTCTCCACTACGCTGTCGCCCTGCCGCTCTCCCTTCGTCAGTTCCCGCTTCCGGACGCCGACAAAAATCTTGATCTCGCCGTCGGTAAGCTGGGCTTCGGTAAGGAATCCCGGCGCGAGGGCATCCTTCTTGGCTACGGCATTCATGCCGCCGATGGCCGTCTTGAGCGATTCAACCAGCGTAGTCTTGCCGTTTCCGGACTCCCCTACAATCTGGATAAGTCGCTTGCTCATAATATCGGGCGTGAGCTCGACCGCCTTGATGACGTTATTGTCAAGCACCTTGAGCCCGATCAGTTTTACTTGCTTCTGTTCCATGTTGTTTTGATTTATTAAAAATTTTTACTTTCTGCAACCTATTGTTCCCTCGTTGCAACATCCGCCGTAGCAATCGTCCGCCATTTTCGGACACTTGTAGCAGGGACCGTTGACGAACTTGATCTGGTTTCTGAACATCTGGTAAAATCGCACTAAGTATGCCTTGGTGGGCTTTCCGTAGATGATCGTTTCAAGTTCTTCGGTGTTGTCGGCCAGCCGATCCGCTTCTTTGTAGGCAACCTTGAGTCGCTTAAACAAAGAGTCTTTTTCGCTTCTTGTAGTATTCATTGATTTGGCTCGGATCGTTTCCTTCGTTGAGGAAGTTGTTTGCGAATTTCAATCGAGTCGTAGCCCGGTCGATAGCCGCCCCCGCCTCGTTGCGTTTAAACGTAAATAACACACCTCGCGTGGGGTCCGTAACCGGGCGAAGATCAGTTGGGTTGTCGTCGTCTACTCCGTCATACTTGAGGAGATGGACCGTCTCAAGCCACGGCCAGCCGACGAATTGTCCAATAATCTGCCACTTGTGCTCTTCCCACACTCGCATGCGCTTCTTGTCGTAAGGGAATGTGGGAGAGAAAATAAGGCTCTTCTCTTCGTTTCCGACAGCCGACTTTATTTCTATGACGGCTTGGATTTTACCGTCCACGAAGATGTCTGCGTCTGGAGAGAATCCGTAGCCGAAGTCAGTCTTGTAGAACAGCTTATCGTCAAAGTCTTGGTCGTAGTGCCGGACATTCGGGCAATAGTTCTCTCGAAGCCATTCCACCGCTCTCGGTTCGTTTTCACGGCCCATTTTGAAGTATCTATTCGCAGGAGCCGAGATAAACGTCCCAGTTCGTCTTTGATACTGAACCTCGTAGAGGTACTTGATGTTCGCTTCCGTCCATGTGTCAGTTTTCGACATGAGCCTCTCCAGTTCGGATGCCGAGAAAAATCCGGTCTTCTCCTGCATCCACTGGAGCTCCCTGTCGATCTCTTGTGGCTGTTCCTCGACATGGTTGATAAGCTCGTCTAAGTCAAGCTGGCCCATTTTTCGCGGATTTTTGCCTCCAGCGCCTTCCGGTATGGCTTGAACAACTCGAACTGTTTGATAAGCTCCCCCATCTCGGCCCGGCTCTTTGCCGCGTCGATGCCCTTCACGAACTGGTCGTGCTGGGCGGTCAGATCGGCGCTTTTGTCCTTACGAACCCGAAGCGCGTCTTGTTCCTTCCCGAACCACTTTCCGTGAACGGTGCCGATTCGGATCATCTTTCCAACGGTGTCTTCGATGTACTTGCTCCCAGTGACACTCACAATCATGTCAATGTTGGTTCGGTTCGGCACGAAAGGTTTGGCCCATTCGAACTCAGCCTCCTCCTCGAAGACGATGCAAGGGAGCATCACCTTCTTGCCTTTATCCTGACTCCAACCCTCCTTCTGGGTCACACCCTTGATCGTGAGGACTACATCCTTCCCGCCGGGGAGGGACCAGTCGCCCATGAAATTCGGGTTGAGCAGGCGTTTCCAGTGAGTTTTTTCTTCTGCCATGTTACTCCGAGATTTTAACGAGAATCCACTGATTCTTGAGTTTGATTTTTGCGTACTTGCCATCGCTTACCCAAGCGTTGATAGTGGACCGAGAAATCTTGTGGTCCTCCTCCAACGTCTTGTAGGTAGTGATGATTCCTTCCTCGATTCCTTTCTGAATCTTCTGAGCGAGTTCTGTTCCAGTCATAGTTAATTCTGAATTTGCATCACATATATTCCGGCCGAGTCGAAGGTACGCTCGTTGTAGTTCGCGTCGTAACCGTTTGCGAATCCGTTGTCGTCCTTCGTCTCCGTGTAGCTCCCGATATAGCGAACCTTGGTGCGCTGTACCTTGATCTTTTCTCCGGTACGTTCCCCTGCCTTTTTGACCCAGCTAAAACCCACATACTGTTTCAGAACGAGAAATTTCAAAGGGCGTGAACGGTGGGGGGGGGTGTACTGAAAGCTACTCCCCGCCGGAACCTGCGACATTAGTTTTTGTTCCATTTTTCTTCTGCCTTTTAGTTGTTTTGGTGTTTCTTGCCTTCTCCAGAGCAGCCTTAGCCTGCTCCAGTTCTTCGATAGCCTCTGCGGTCTGCTCCGTTTGCACTTTAACTTCTGCCAGTGCAACGGCATCCTTGAGCTCCTCGATCTCCTCCGACTCTCTCGGTTCGGCCCGAGCCTCAGCGTATTTGTCGAGACTCTTCTGGCACACGTCGAGGATTCCGCTTACAGCCGACGGGTCTCGCATGATGGTCTGTGACGCGAGGAAGAGCGTTTTTGCGATAGTGGTCGCATTCTCTTTATCGCGTTCCGCATCGCGCTTTTCGGCCCTGATAGCAGGATCGACCATCATGTGCGGTGCCAAGATGTACACGAACGTCAGATACTCGGGTGTGCCTTTTAGGAACACCTGCTTCCACGTCTTCGATCTGGTCTCCACATCAACGTGCTCGTTGGTAATCCTTACCACGAATGCGTCGAGGTCGTACTGGAGCGAGTAAATTTTGTTTTTCTTTTTCTTGAACATAAGAGTAGTTTTGATTCGATGCAAAGTTAAACATTTATTATTTAATTTGCAAATAAAAATGTCGAGATTTTTCAAAAACCTCGACATTTCTATACATAGTGTTGATTTTACTCGACCCGGTTCGGCATTTTACCGTCCTTTTCCATTTGGTTCCGTTCGTCGTTGTCGGCTCCGCCATTTCCTTCGGCCGCGGCCTTGGCTTGCTGTTGTGCTTCCAGTTCCGCGGCGGCCTGCTCCTGAGCCTTGCGCTCCTTTTCGGCCGTTTCCAGTTCGATGCGTTTCAACTCGTCGAATGAGGCCAGCGGGCTTCCTTCGGCCGCGGTGCGAACGGAGAGGATTCCTCCAGCCACAGCCTGAACGCGGTTCTGGATGTCTTCGCTGTCGTTCTTGGGGATGAATGGCTCGATGGAGTACGACATTCGGAGATTGTGGTACTCCGTTTGTCTCTTCTCCTTGATGCCGACAAACTCCTTGAAGATGTACATGAGTGTGCGTAGGGCTGGATCGAACCGGGAATATGCGTCCATACACCATTGCGTCTCCGGAAAGTATAGGTTCCGGAGGTAAGCACCGCTGTAATCGCCTGACTTGATCTCGTCCGGCCGGATGAACACGGCTCCTACGCTGTCGCATAGGAACTTGAGCGAGTTGTCAAGCGAGAGCGTGAACGTGTTGGATGCGTCGGCGGGCTGGAGAATCTTCGCGTCGCCGTCTTTGTTTCGGGCCGCGATCACCTTGCCTTGGAAGTTCACGTTCGGCAGGCCGCCTACGATTCCGGAGACGAAAAGCATCTGGAAGTTGTAGTACTTGCCATTTTCCATCAGGTCCGATAGAAGTTTCTCGATGTCTTCGATGTTTCCCTGAACGTCGCCCCAGCACACATCGCTCTCGCGGTGGTAGATGACGGGGCAGATGGAAAGGCCGTGCCGAGCCGTGCTCACCAGTTTGTAGCCGTCCTCGGAGTATGTTTCAGTCAGGTTGCGAATGAACGTCTTGACCGCACTTTCGGTAGAGGCTATGGTGATGGATTCCCAGCGCTCGACGGTCCGGCTTCCGTATATTTCGACGACCGTGGTTCCGTTGTCGTCGAACATGCGAAGGACGTTGCGTTTGCCGCCATCGCGCGGGTTCCGGAACTCGGTAATGAGGTCTCCAAACTCGTAGGAGAATACCCGGTAGCCCAGCATCTCCGTCTCCGGGTCCATGTAGACGCATATCGCGCCATCTCCGGTACCGAAGCATGAGTTACCGAACTTAATGAGGGCGTTGTTCATGCCCGTCTGGTTCCAGTAGGACTTGATCTGCGAAATCATGTCAGCATCTTCCATGTCGCCTTCGTTGCTGAACTCCATCGGGTTTCCGAAGGTATGGATGGTCTTGTGCCGAAGGATCGACTTCTGGAGTGACACCGATACGCGCTCAACGGGCTCGTAGCCATCGGGAACATTCTTGCGCAATGCCTCGTCGTATCGGTATTTGGGCCGATTCGAACGCATATACACATCATATACCATGTGGGCCGACGGTTGCTTCTCGTTGAGGAAGTCCGACTGCGTAAGCAACCGCCTTGGGTAGCGGTCGAATTGCATCGGCTGTGGCGGGTTCGACGCGAACGACTGATTCATCGTGCAGTTCGTCGCCGGGTTCGGAAGCCTGCGCTCCCACCTGCGCTTTTGCGCTAACTCTCCAATGTTGATCTTCATTATTAAAAAATTTTACCAACCCCCCATCGAATTGAAGGCTCGATAGTAGTCATCCATCGAGTATTCGGGCTCGGCCGCTTTTTTGAGCGTCGCCATGAGCTCAAATATCATTCGGTAAGCAATCGGGTCAAGGTCATCGGGTGAATAATTATGCCTGCGTTTAAACGCTAATTTCGATATAAAGAAGTATTTGCCGTTCTCTTTCTGATCGCGCTTGAGGCACTCGGTGGCTTCGAGCACGAGCAGATCAAGTATGGGCATTTTGTCGTTCTTGCGGCCGTATTGAACCAACGTGGAGCCCGGTATATCGAAGCGTAGTCGCCCCATTCGAAGGTAGGCGCTAAGTTTGCCGAGTAGCTGATCGCGAAGGCATACATACTGCTCCATCTCGATCACGTTTCCGGCCGAGTCGTATTCTTTTATAGGTGTGCGGTTCGAGACGATTGCCACGACACCGCGCATATAGTCCTCGAAGTAGTTACCAAGACCTCCGGCATCCACCGCAATGTGTTCGACCGGAATGTCGTACTCAGTCTTCAAGGCGCGGACCCATTCCACTTTCTCTCGCGCGTCATCCGTATAGGTAGTTTCAACGCGATTGCAGGTGAGTCCCGTCCAAATATAAGCCTTGGTCGGGTCGGTGCCGTCGCCGATGTCCACGGTCATGTATCGCTCCGTAGACGGCTCGAAGGGGTTCTGATTCGGGCCGGGGAACATGGCCTCGATGTGGCTTTGGTTTACCATTGCCTCTCCTTCGCCCATCTCGCCCCAGTAGCCGAATAGGAGCTTCATTCGCTCCGCCTCTCCGACGTTGAACAAGTTGGCTACATTTCCGCCCTGCGTCTGGAAGGTAAGGATTCGGTTATCCATAATGTTACCGGGGATAAACGTGAAGGTCTTGATGAAGCTGTCGGTGGTCAGACCTGCGGCACGCATCTCGGCCGTCAACATGGATTCGAGGTCTATGCGGCTCTTGACTTCATCCGGAGTCTCGCCCCAGATGATGTCCTCCGGCTTGTCGCCGTTGACTACCATGTACATGATCTTGCCGACGCGATCTGGGCGGACATAATTGTCGTCGCCGATATACCCGGCCGTCCGGAGCATCTTGGAACTCCAGTGCCAGCCGTTCGCGTTGAGGGTGCAGACCATCTTCGGTTTCATACCGGAAGCGTCACGGTTTCGAGAGAACCAGTATTTCCAGATTTTGAAGGTGAAGTTGGTCAACTCGTCGATGGCGATGTAGGATGCCTGCTTGTTCTTCATCTTCTCCTGCGCCTCCTTCTCCTGAGAGTCGGATTGCAGGTTGATGTGAGTGAGCATGATGGAGCTCTGGTACTCAGGCCATGCAAAGGAGTAGTCGGAGGCCGAGTATTCGCATCCTTTCATTTCGGAATATATTCGTTTCGCATCCGAAAGAATACCACCCGCAGTGCCTACTTCGACGAGCTCCTTTTTTATAATAAGGCCCGAATATCCGTATTTACCAATGCCTCTAAGTGCCTCTAACAGAATGCAGAAACTCTTGCCGGCTGAGGCGCTTCCTCCGGTCCAAATGACGTCCGCTTCACAAGTTTGAATTGATTCTTGAAAGCCAGTCTGCGGTATCAAATCTTTGTTGTCGCGCAGTTTGGCTCCGTTCACTTTTACCCATCCCTTTTTCTTAACCGTACTGAGTTCGCGCTCTACTTTTGGATAGAGCTGTACGGGTTGTGTATCGGGATTTACGCGAGTGAACATAGTAAAGTTTTATTCGCAAATTTACGATAAATTTTGTTCTTGGCAAAAAATGTTTTACATTTGTCGTTGAGTATGCAAGTATTTGAGAATCATGTAAATGGTACTCGTACTTGCGGAAACATTCACTAATCATTGAAAAACAATGAAGTTTACGAAAGAGCAAGTACTTGGAAAAACCAAGGAACGACTGGGAAAAACCCAAAAGATTTCCGACCGCACCATTTTGGATGCCGCGACAAACGCGATGGCCTTCCTGCCCGACGACTCCGACATGGAGATCGACGCCTTCATGGAGAAGTTTATGCCGACCATCACTTCGGTCAACACGAACTTCAACAACGATCAGGGAGCTTTCATTTCGAAATGGAAGGAGGAACATCCCGACCCGAATCCGAATCCGGCTCCGAAGCCTAACGACAACAAAGAGATGCCCGCTTGGTACAAGGCCGAGCTTGAGCGTCGCAAGGCATGGGAAGAGGAGCAGGAGGCCAGACTGAAAGGTTTGACCGGACAGCGCCACAAGGAGGAACTGATTCGGCAGGCGCGTGAGGCTTTTTTTAAGCCCGCCGACAAGAAGAAGACTCCTATCGACACCTATAAAGGTGTAGCCGAAATCGCGCTGGAGGATGCGTTCGAGACGATCAAAGAGGATGACACGGTAGAAGCCATCGTTTCGCGGGCTTACTCGCGCTACGAGCGGACGTTGACGGCTCAGGGCCTCCCGGCCACGGCTGGTTACGTTCCCGGCGATCCTACCCCGAATCCGGCTCCGAAAAACGGAGAGAAGGACCCGGCCGCCGAAGCGCTTTTGCGCAACCTTGGTATCAAAACCGAAGGCAAGGGTGACGGGGACGAATAACGACACCATTAATTAACGACTGTTTAAAACCATGAGAGCAGGTTATAACTACAACAAAATGCGGGAGTACTCCATGACTGTTGGTGGTCTGCGCAACGTCTATGGTGGCAAGGCTGAGGTGACTCTGCCTACTGGCTACAATATGGCGCTGGAAGACATGCCTCCCGTCGGAAACGTTCTCCCCGCTGGCACTCCGTTCGGTTGCGACGATTTCGCAAAGACGGCCCAGCCCCACTACGCATTTGCAGTGAACGCGGCTGTTGAGGCTTCGGCTACGCAGGTGCAGGTAAAAAAGGACTTCGAGGGCACCCGTGCCCGCGTCGGCATGGTGCTTATGCACCTTCCCAACGACGTTACGGACCTCGACTATACCGGAACGGGTGTGACCGTTACGGCTATCGACGACTCGAATGCCGACTACGATGTGCTGACTCTTTCGGCCGCCGTAGGCGCACTGGCCGTTGACGACATCCTCGTCGAGGCTTCGGCCGTTGGTGCAGGCGCAACGATCAAGGTCATCCCCACCGCTACTTCGTTCGCGGATATTCCGTGCTATGGAGACGAGCAGACTCAGCTTGTGGACCTCGTTCACATCTGCAACGTCATCTATGCGCGGCGCTGTGCGCCCGTGCATCCGATGATCCGGAACTACATGAACACGCACGGCTATTTCGTTCGTTTCTACGACGGTCTTTAATAAAAACGCATAACTATGGGACTTTACAGCAAAACTCTCTATTACAACGTCGCTCTTTTCTGGGAGGGCGTTGAGGCGTTTACGACCGTCATCAACGACGTAAACGCGAAATACAACGATGCCTTCTGGCGTCGGTTTGCATTCTGGGGCCGTCGCATGCGGACTCCGGAGTGGAAGATCAACGTGCGTGACACGGAGATCAACGTCGCCGCCGCCGTTCTGTCGGCCAACGGCCAGAAGCCGCTCCGCGGTGCTGGTGCATGGCAGACCTACGGTGGTACGATTCCTCTGATCGGTCACGGCTTCCAGATGGATGCTTCGGACTTCATGGCACTCAAGGCTTTTGAGCCTATCGCCGATGACCCGAACTTCCACGCTCGCTACGACTATCTGGAGCGCTTCGCGGCCGCTGTCGGCGGTATGCACTCGCGTATCAACATGATGGTGTTCGAGGGTCTCTCCACGGGCTTCATCACGGCCGACGCTCAGAACAACGGCGAAGGCATCCAGATCGCAGTGGACCTCAACTACCCGTCGGACCGCTTCAAGGTTCCGAGCTACGGTATCTGGGGTAGCGGCACCGACGACCCGATTCAGGACCTTCTCGACATTCAGGACTGGATGGACGACAATTCGTTGCCGTACACCAACTGGCTGATTTCGAAGAAGCTGATCCGCGAGATGTCCGTGAACAAGAATGTTCGCGTGAAGATCGCCATGAAGATGTACCCGAACACCCCGAATCCCGGCCAGATTCCTCTGACCCGCAAGGAGGTGATGGAAGGTCTCGTGAACTACTACGGCATCGTTCCGATCATCGAGATCGACGAGAAGTCGAACGTAGAGCGCGACGGCAAGGGCAACGTCGTCAAGAGCTTCGCTGAGGACGTGGCCGTACTTTGCGAGCCCGACCGCTTCTTCGAGCTCCAGAACTGCGAGAACATCTACGAGATGGACAACAACCCGAACGTACTTCACTCTTCGGTGGAGGATGGTCGCATCTCCGTCATCGTGGAGTACTTCTCGAACCCCGTCAAGGACGTTACCTCGATGGAGGCTTACGTTCTTCCGGTACCCCGGAACCCGAACAACATCTGCATCCTCAAGACCAGCACGGATCAGCCGTGGGGTGGTAACAAGACGACGAAGGCCAAGGCTGTCAAATCCGCGGCCAAACCCGTCGTTACGACCATCGCTGTCGGCGAGGGCGAGTATGATCGCGCCGCCGTCATCTCCGCTATGGAGACCATCGGCGTGAAGATCAACGCCAACACCGGGGTCGCCAAGACTCAGGAGGCTGTCAATCTGCTCGGCGAGGAGAAGATCAAGGCGCTGGAGGGTGTGCTGAACGGCAACACTCCGGCAAACAAGGAAGAGGAGAACCAGTAATATCAGAATACTATGGGCGCTGTACCAAGCATAACTATTGAGGAGTATCTTCGGGGGTTGATTGTTAACTACCCGCTACCGGATGCTGTCATCAACGGTATCTTGGCGCGGCGCGACATAGAGTCTGGTGCTCCGGCCTTTCAGCGCAACGCCGAAGGAGCAGAGCCGTTGACTTGGATTCGCAAACGCGATCTGGCTACGGCAGATGTCTACTTCGCGGCTGGAACTCTCGTGAATGGCGGCGGTAGCTCAAAACAAATGGGCAACCGCCGCTACACGGAGGGCCAGATTCAGGTTGCGGAAGGAGACCGGGAATACTGGCGTTCTTTGGCAAATATTATCTACAAAAAGTACGGCGAAGCTACGCCCGAAGAGGCTGAGATTTACGACGCTTCCGGGTTGTGGGCCGGATCAACGGTGAACGGCAATGGATGGTGCTTTTAACTTCTATCCGCACACCTGCGTTATTCGGCGCGGTACTGGCAAGACTGATCCCGAAACCTTCGAGGAGGTTTTCAGCGTGGTATATGAGGGTGAATGCGGCCTGCAACGGGGAAACTCTGGTGGTAGCACCAGCATCCGTGAAGGCCACTACCTATCCTCTCCGCTTATCATCATTCCCGATTCGTCGGTAGACGTTCGGACGAATGACGAAGTGGTAGTCACGGTAGAGAACGCGCGGGTTATCCGTTTTTTGGCTTTGGAGGCCGAAGCGGTGGCCGATCCCGATGTAGGCGGGGTTACGGTATGGCTCAACAAGGGAGACGATCAAAATGGCTAAAAAGGACAATTTTAAGAAGGTGTTCGCAAAGTACGCGGAAGAGTATCTCGATGCTCGTGTGCAGAACGTCTTTCAGAAAGTTGCCTTGAGCATTTTCGACAAACTTATGAGGGAAGACGTGCTATTCCAGAATCAGACCGGGACCCTGACGGCAAGTACGGGAATTGGAATATTCAAGAACGGCCGAATGGTGCAGTGGGTTGATAACCCGAACTACCCGGCTTCCCAGCGAACCGTAATCTACAAGGGTCAGAAAACGGTAGTCAATGGGCAAAAGCTCTTGAACACTACTCTTGCCGCAACCGACGCTCGGACGGCGGGTAAGTATGTGATGGTGTTGGTAAGCTCCGCGCCCTACGCTTACTCCGTTGAAGCCGGACTTGGTACTCAACGCGCCGACGGCATGCCGAAGCGCGGAATAGGATGGTGGAGTGAAGACATCGTACCATATCTCACTCAGCAATTTTTGTTGAATGCGAAATTAATGTCGTGATGAAATTATCGGAGTTGACAGCCGCGGAGAAGATCAGGGACGCTATTAATAACAGTGGCTTGGTCTCCATCCCTGCATTTACGGCGCAGGATGTCCCTACGTCCGACTGGCCCGACGCTTACATCACGGTGACGCTCAACGGAACCGTAAACCGGATGACCACGAGCTCCGATCTTTTCGAAGCGAACGTGATCGTAGGGGTCTACATCCGGCTGTTGTCTACGGGCGCCGCTAATGCCGCAAGGCAGGCCGCCGTCATGTCGCAGTTGGACGAGGCTCTCAAAATTCCGGGAACCGTCCTGAACCAAAACGTACTATACGAAGGTAAGACACTCGTTGCCAATTACTCAACCAAACTCGTAAATCTTCTCGTCCGGATGGCGGGATAAATCGAAAAACAAACACAAAATAATTCACAACTATGGCTAAATTAGCAGAACAGTTCCAGTATGTATCTGGAATTACATGGTTCGACATCTACCAGCGTCCGACGACCGGGACTCCGAAAACGCTCTCGGGTATTACCGCGGAGGAGTGGACTGAGGTAGGTGGCTTCCGTGAGGGTACTTTCTCGTTCACTGGCGACGAGATGGAGATTACCTCGCACAAGTACGAGAACGGTCAGGAGATCATCTCCACGACCACCGACGGCACCTACGGCTTCGAGGGCGACCTCGCAAACGTGGCCGAAGAGATTTGCACCAACCTTCTCCAGATGGACGTGCTTTCGCTGACCGCTGGCAGTGGCGCCTTCGTTGAGGGCCGCAAGGTTCTGGGCGCTGGCAAGAAGCTGGCCGTCATCGAGAACTGCATGGTCCGCCTCCGCTTCGAGGAGGGCTTCTGGGACTCGCTGGTGTACCCGAACTGCAAGATTTCCTCGCGTTTCCAAGGCGAAGGTGCTTCGACGGAGCTCTTCAACATCCACGTCAACGCTTCGGCAACGAAGAGTCAGGACACCGACACGCTCGACTACATCTATCTCTTCATCGGGAAGAATGGATCGCAGGTCGCAGGCCGTGCCGCAAAAGCTCCGGCCACCGAGTCGAAGTAACGAACAAAGTATCACCGAAAGGGGGCGGGTGTTTCGACGCTCGCCCCTTTTTTAAAGAAAGCTAATCAGAATGAAGATATTCCAAAACGCCAATGAACGGGCAGAGGCTCGGGCCGCGATGTTGCAGGGGCAACTTGACGACAACGCTCCCTTCGAGTTCTACGTTAATGGTAAGAAATACAAAACCCGTAGACTGACGAACTATGTGGCTGAAAAATTGTCAAAACTTGTCTCGAAGTGCGAGTACACCGCCGTTACACGCGAGGACACGCCCGGAGAGACCTTGAAGGCTATCGCAATGAACCGCAAGATGGTTCCTCAGTGTCTCAGCCTTCTGATCCTCGCCCATCCAGTGAAGGTATGGCTGTTCCATTGGATTTACTGGCGCTACCTGCATTTCTTCGGTAATCAGGCGGAGTATGCCGGGATTCTGGAGAATGCCCTGAACAGCGAGGAGGTCGGCTTTTTTTTTCGCAATATGGCATCCCTGCAAGCCAACAACATGCTGACAGTAGAGATGACAAAAGCAAGTACGAAGAGTATAGCTCAAAAACACGCATCGGAGCCCGAACGGACTTGATAGTGACGCTATACGGCAACATGAACCTATTCACTTGGTATCGCTACTGGTTCGTGGATAGCATGGTGAAACAGACGATCATGCTGGCCGACAAGTCTGGACTCCGGAAGAAACCGAAGGGCGGGAAGGTGACGCCCGGCAACGGAAAGCCGAGCAAGTACACCGACAAGGACCTGATAGAGATGAACCGGAAGGCCGGAGAGCGATACATGCAGAAGCTCTTCCAGCAGGGCAAGATAACCGAAGAGCAGATGGCCGATTATATCCGTCGAAAAACGCAAAAAAAGTAACACATGGCTGACGATAAACTTATAATCCCAGTAGGCTTCAACTTCAACATCGAGGAGATCGACAAGGAGTGGCAGGCCAAGAAAGCAGAGATAGAGAAGGCTCTCAAGGCCGAAATAAGCCTCACTTTCAAGATGCCGAGTACTAAGAGTCTCGATAGCTTGGAAAATGTCGTAAATCGACTGAAAGACCTCAAAATCGAGCCTATCACGCCGGAGACCAAGGACGCGATCTCTTCGCTGACCCGTGAACTCACGACGCTCCAGAAGATACTCGAACGCATCCAAGCACTCAATATCAAGTCAGCCAAGGACGTAGCGGCCACGGCGCTGGCCGAAGAGAAGATTACCACCCAGCGGACTATCGCCGCGAAGAATCTTGCTCAGGCTCGCAGTAGTGAGGCTTTAGCAGTCAATCGGGAAAATAAGGCTCTCCTCCAGCAGAAGACGCTTGAGGATCAGGCGGCGCTGGTAAAACTCCGGGTTCAGAAGGCCGAGGAGTCGCTCGCCAGTGCCCGTAGTCGAAGTGTGGGTACTATAAATGCTCAGAACTCAGCACTGGCTACCCAGAAGGGAATCCTTAACGGCATGCCTCAGTTCCTCAACCAGTATCTCTCGATTCTGGGGGCATGGCGACTGGTGGATAACATCCGGAAGACCACGGCCGACTTTGAACTCCAGCGCATTTCATTGGAGGCGATCATTCAGGACAAGCGGGAAGCCGATGCGTTGTTCAGCAAAACGCTTAGCTTGGCAATCGAATCGCCATATACGGCGCAGGAGCTTATTTCCTACACGAAACAGTTGTCGGCATACCGAATCGAGACAGATAAGCTGTACGACACCACCAAGCGACTGGCCGATGTTGCGGCGGGTCTCGGCGTTGACATGTCTCGTCTTATTCTCGCCTACGGTCAGGTGCGTGCCGCTTCGGTTCTCCGCGGTCAGGAGGTGCGTCAGTTTACTGAGGCTGGTATTCCACTGATCCAGCTTCTCGCAGACAAATTCACCGTGCTCAAGGATCGCGTCGTAAGCACTTCGGAGGTGTTCGATCTTATTTCGAAACGTCAGGTTCCCTTCGAAATGGTGGCCGAAGTGTTCGAGGATATGACCAACAAGGGTGGTATCTTCTACGACATGCAGATGAAGCAGGCGAATACTCTGTACGGTATCTACCAGAAACTTACCGACAACATTCAGCAGGCATTCTATCGAATAGGAACTACCCAAATGAGCACGCTGAAAGGCGCTGGAAACCTGATGATCGAGCTATCCAAGAATCTCGAAACGGTTTTGAGTACCGGAACGGATATAATTGGGGTATGGGCTTTATGGAAGGGGTACAACATGCTGTTGACCAACTCGCTTACAAGCGAGAATACCGCCATGACCAAATCCATCATATCCATGAAGGAGAAAGAGGCGGAAATGCTTCGCCAAGCCGCGGCATACCGAACGCTCACGGCGGCTGAAAAGGCGCGAATCGCTACTTCCGGTGCTTTAATGGATGCTGATATTCGTAATGCCTATGCGAAAGGAGAGTTATCCAAGGAGATGGTGTTACTGTACACCGCAATGGGAAAACTCGACAAGGTTGAGGCCGCGAATATATTGACTGTGAAGCGCCTAACCGAAGCTGAGCTCCAAAATGCTGTTGCAAAAGGGAGGATGTCATCTTCGGCGGCCAATGCTTATAGGCAAGACACGAAGGCGATTCTCGATCAAGTAGATTCTGTCAAGCAGATAAGCTCCGCGAAACTCAAATGGATAACGATTACCACTCGACTGAGGAGCGTTCTGAAAAGTCTCACTACGTTCCTTATGTCGAATGCGTGGTTTATTGGGATTCAGGTGATAATCCAGATTGCCGCGGCATTTAAAAGGGCCCGAGAGGAGGCCGGAAAACTCAAGGAAGTCATGTCTGATGTGGTGAGCGGAGGACTGAAAGAGGCGCGTGATCTCGACGAAAGGTTCGTGAAGTTAGCCAACACTATCACGAGCACAAACGAGAGGACCCAAGAGCATCAGGAAGCCCTCAAAGAGCTCAAGGGAACGTATGGGGACATCTTACCGTCCTACGTTCTTACCAACGAGTATTTGAGCCAAATGAAGGGCAATTATGATGGTGTTACGGCCTCTATATATGAATACATCAAAGCCAAAGCCGCTTCCGAAGGCAGGGCTCGCATAGCCGAGGAAATGGAAGAGGATATTTCCTCGGCGCGTACCAAGGCGGCACGTTGGTTGCAGAGCCAACTCAAATGGACTGCGGCCGGAGAGGTAAATGACGCTACTACGCTCGCCATACTCGATAAGAGCAGGGCGTACATCGAAAAGGGCGTAGACATGTATAGGGCCCTTCAAAAAGCGGTAGAGGATGTAACGGGAAAAACCGTTACGCTCGGTCAGGTCTACGATACCAATGACAACCGCTTCCGCAAGTTCGCCAATACCATTCAAACGGCATTCAACGCGGAGATTGAGTTCGACGAGGCGATGAAGAGCGCCTTCAACTCCTTCGGTGTGTATCGAGATGAATTTGAGAAAACTCTGAATGAGATAGACGAGATACGCAAAGAACACAAACCTTTGGAAATAAGCAATTTTGCGTGGGATGAATCGCAGGCGAATAAAGCGATGGTATCTTACAATAAGTTTCTGGAGAAGGTTACTGGGCATACCTATCTTGAGCTCGCCAACAACCGTGATTTATTGAGGAGTTACCCAGAAAACTTCCAAGGCATATTCGATAAAATATCTAAGGATGTGAGCTCCATGTTCGGTAGCGACTTCGATGTATCTCTGCGCGATTTATTCAAGAGGGTGGCAAAAGAGGCTGGGTTGTCTGTCGATGATATGAGCGGTTACATCAAGAAATTCGACCAGACGACAGATCAGTGGGTAGGTGATCTTGAGAAGCAGGTTCAGGCGGCAATTAAGTATGCCGACGACTTGAACGTACAGTACCGCAAATTCACGGAAGGTGAATACAAGGACGCCTCGCTTGCCCCAAGCGAAGACGACGTCTCCAAGGCGAACAGGTTATCCAAAGCATTGCAGTTGATTTTATCGCAGTTCAGAACTCTGACAAAGAAGACGGGGGCGGCCGACAACAAGACAGCAACCCAGCAGTTGGAAGGTGAGGTTCGCGTTTTAGAGGAAGCGTATAAACGCTACCAAGACCTTAAAAAGGTTCGAGGTGACTCTCTTGCTCGGGCAGATGTTGAGCGCTTGTATGGTGATCTTGCAAAGAAATTTAAGTTCATTTCACCTTCCATCGCCACGACGCCGGAGGAGATGATCGCGCAGTTGAAGAAGGCGGCCGAGATTGCCCAGAAGTCGCTCGATAAGCCAAAACTTGCCCTCAGCTTCAACATGAAGGTCTCCGACACCTCCTACGACGCACTCAAGGAAGGTATCGAAAAGGACCTCAAGCGTCTGGCGAACGACATCACGCTCCAGAACGAAGCAAAGAAGATGTATGAGTCCATCTTGGCGGCGACTGGCGACGTTAACTTCGCGGCCCAGATCACCACTTCGACGACGGGTCTCGACACACTGGATGTGTTCAGCAAACTGCGCGAGCAACTCAAGAAGACGCTGACGGCATACCAGACCAAAAGCGGTGGCCTAATCGACTGGGACACCCTCTTCGCCACGGACGAAGCGGGCAACAAGACAGTACTCGACATAAAGAAGGTGCAGGCCGCGATCAAGGAGCTCCCAGAGACCGTGCAGACTTCGGCGAAGTCGGCCATGAACGCCTACTTCGGTTACGAGCAGGAGACGGTCAAGAAGATGGCCGAAAGTGTCCAGAAGTTCGGAGACTACGAGAAGCGCCGCAACATCATCGCCGCGAAAGCGGCCGAAGAGCGGGCGCGGATCGAGTCCAGCACGATACTCACACCGGACCAGAAGGCTCAGGGCGTTGAGGCCGTGAATAAATCCGAGCGCAGGCAGATCGCAGGGGTGAATCTCGACGAGATCAAGAACCTCGAAATGTTTGCTCAGGCATTCGGTGACTTGGATCGCGTCGGCACCAAGACGCTGGGGAACCTCACCTCCATGATGAAGAACTTCTATGAGGCATCCAAGAACGATTTGGACCCGACGCAACTCCGGGAGGTCGTGAGGATCATTCAGAACCTCGAAGAGCAGTCATGGGAGCGCAGTCCTTTCGCGGCGATCAAGGAGGGAATAAACGACATTCTGACCGGAACCCGAGAGGTTCAGGCGGCCGAAGCGAATCTCGCGGCGGCTCGTGCGGCGCAGGCGGAGGTCGAGAAGCGAAACGCCTCCGAGATTGCGATTCTCCGGCTCCAGATGTCTCAGGCCGGAACCGACGAGGAGAGGGCTACGATACTCCAGCGGATCAACGATCTTGAGCGTCAGAATCGGGATGCTGTCAAAAACACCCAGCAGGCGGTTGAAGATTTGGCCGCGGCCGAGTACAAGGTCCAGACCGGGTTTACCAAAACAAGGGTGGCGTTAAGTCGAATGGATAAATTTCTCGGGCAAGTATCAGCCGGAATAGGCGAAGTTAACAATGCCATAGGGGTATTCAGCGACGTTTTTGGCGGTGCATTTGGTAAGGAAGCATCTGCCGCCATTCAAGACATCCAAAAGGGATTCCAAGTGCTTCAAGCAGGCATTGCTCTGGTCAATGTGGTTTTAGCTATCACTGATACTACGGCTAAAACACTGATGACCACTATGCTCCCGCTTCTTGCCGCATCAGTAGCCCTTGGAGCGGTGCTCGCTATATTCGGTGCGCGTCAGCGTCGAATCAAGGAGGAGCAGGAAGCGTCGGAACGTGCCGTCCGGAAGCTGGAGAACGCCTACAAGGATTTGGAGACAGCGATGGATCGCGCCTACTCTACGGCCGACATCAATAAGACGGCGAAACAGCAGACGCAGAATCTACTTAACCAGCAGGCCGAATTACGAAAACAGATCGACCTTGAGTACAAGAAGAAGGACAAGGACTTCGATCAGGGCAGAGTCGATGACATGGAGCGACAAATCGAGGAGATCGACCAGCAGATTGCCGAGAACCGCCGCGAGTTGGTGGAATCGTTCTACGGGACCGACTTTAAGACCTTCTCCTCCGATCTCGCTCAAGCGATCTACGACGGAGTGAAAGACGGTAGCCTCTCCGCCAAGGACGCATGGAATGAGACCGTGGACGAGATGGTTGACAAGATGATTCTCGAACTGGCTACGGCAAAGTTCATCATGCCGGGCGTCGAGAACATCATGGATAGCTTCATGGAGCAAACTCGTCGTTTAAACGGACTAAGCCAAGACGAGCTTCCGACGCTGGAACAATTCCCGTTCGAGGACTTCCGCGAGGCTCTGTACGCTTACTTCGGCGAGATATGGGGTGACTTCTCGCAGTGGTTGCCGGACGGCGGAGAATCCAATCTGACTGGTATCTCAAAGGCCGTTGGTTCGCTCACCGAAGACACGGCACTGGTACTGGCCGCGGCCGCGAACTCCATGATCTACTATCAGGTGGCCCAATACGATCAGGTTGTGTCGATCAACGCAATCCTGACCGGATGGAACGAACTTATCATGGGAACCGAAGAGACGGCCGGACTGATCCCGACGCTGATGGCTTCCCAGACAGAATCAATGGAGCTCCTTCGTGGGATCAAGAGCGACACGGGCCGGATCGCTACGGCGACGGAACAGATGGCCGACGACATCGGATCGGTAGTCGCGCCGCTCGGATCGAAGGTTGGGGCCAAGGCAATTAACGTAAATAGCTGATAATTATGAAGTTAGAACTTAAAAGGCGTTTTTTGGGAGAGAGCTATACGATTGGCTCTCTCTCAATCGACGGTAAGAAATTCTGCGACACCTTGGAGGACAAGGTGCGCGACCTTAACAAGAACGGAGTCTTCGACGGCGACGAGAAGAAGGTGTACGCGGAGACCGCGATTCCATATGGCACCTACAACGTCGTGGTAGACTACTCTCCGAAGTTTAAGCGAGAGCTTCCGCGCTTGCAGAACGTGAAGCACTTCGAAGGCATCCTGATCCACCGAGGAAACACGGCCGAAGACTCGGCCGGGTGTATATTAGTCGGCGAGAACAAAGTTAAGGGTAAGGTCGTCAACTCCACGCCCTACGAGAAGGAACTGGTACGGATTCTTAAAGAGGCTCAGGACCGGAAGGAACCCATCACCATTAAAATCGTATAGCCATGTTCATGCGAATCATTTTAACGATCTGGCAGTTGCCGCAAGAGATCATCGGGGCGCTCTGGTGCCTCCTGTTTACGAACCACCGCGCGATCCTTCGACAGAACGGCGCCGTGTTCTTCGCCTCACCCAAAGTCAAAGGAGCGTTCACGATGGGTTCCTTCGTTTTCCTGAACCCGAAATACATCACCAACGAGCCAACCTACGACCACGAGTTCGGTCATGTGTTGCAGTCTCGGGCGTGGGGTTGGTTATGGTTGCTTGTATTCGCCATTCCGAGCGGATTACACTGCTTGTTTCATAATCGCGGCTCCTATTACCACTTCTACACCGAACGCGACGCAAATCGCCGCGGAGGGGTCCCTAACTATACTGGCGGCGGCCGACATGACGAGCCGGGCTTGATTGCTACGACGCTGGCCGATCTGATAGCATGGAAGGCGAAGTATTTCGGGGTCCTGCTACTCTTCCTACTCGCGTCGTGTTGCCGCATGCCTTCGGCGTCTCTTCCCGAGCCCAGCGAAGACCGGGCCGACAGTACTCACACCGAGTATAAGGAGACGATCCGGTATGTTCGGGTCGAAGTCCCAGTTCCCGGCGAAGTACGAGAGATCATCACGCCCGACACTACGTCGCATCTTCGAACATCCGTAGCCGATAGCTGGGCCGGAATCCGGAACGGCATGCTCTGGCATAAACTCCAGAATCGGCAGGATTCGCTTCCCAAGGCTGACATACCGGTAATAGACACCAGCGAGAAAGAGGCTCGGATCGTTACAATAACGAAGCGAGAACCCTATGCCGTACTGACTCCGCTTACTCGGTGGCAAAAATTCAGGATGGATGTCGGAGGATGGGCATTACTGCTGATTTTACTGTTCCTCGCAAAAAAAATCATCAAAATTTGGTAGGGGGGGGGTATTTTTCGTATATTTGCAAATAAAAGTATTGAGATACAACTATTTATAAATTTTACCATACCGAAGCATTGGAGGGGGGGGTATTTTTATTAAATTTGTATCGATAAGGTAAGTTGTTATGGCACAAATACATAGATCATTCTACTTCCAGCGAATGTGGAGTTGGCCCGTCAAGAAGGTCGAGCCTACTCCTCCTGAGCCGGAGGAGATAACTCTAAGTCCGAGTGCCCTGCATTTTACCGCAGAAGGTCAAATCAAAAACAGTCTGAACAATGGCAAGAGTAACAGTAACCGCCAACGACTCGTGGACCGTCTCGATCCCCGCTGAGGCAACGTGGGTTCACTCCGACAAGATGTCGGGTGATGGCGACGGCGAAATCAACATCACCGTCGATGTCAACCCCCGCGCTAACGCTCGTACCACAACGGTAACGGTCTCTACGAAAGGTGGCGTTTCCAAGACCATCGCTATTTCGCAGGATTCGGCTGAATCGTCGCTGTCGCTCACCCCGGGCATGCTGGCATTCAACGCCGACGGAACTGCCAAAGCCGCGTAGGTATGGCAACGATCCAGCTCACAAGTCGTGTAGCGTGGAGCGTAAATTCCAAGCCGGATTGGGTTACTGTCACCCCCAGCAGTGGGGGTGGCGGTACTCAGTCCGTTGGAATTTCCGTGTCTGAAAACCTCACCAAGCAAGAGAGGACGGGAGAGGTACGCTTCTACAACGAGGACGGCTTCTACGAGTCGCTCACGGTGACGCAGGATCGTTACAACGGCATTGTTCTTGTTTATAACGGAAAAATCCCCATTTACGATGGGGCTAAAATAGTATTTAATGGAGATTAATTGGGAGGGGATCGCTGTCTTCCTTACGGCGCTGGCTGGGTTCTCGGGGATCATCCTTCCTATCGTGAACTCTAAAGTAAAACGCGCTGAGAAGCGCTATGACATCGAACTGGAACGCCTTCGGCGTGAAACCGACGAGAGGCAGGGTTACATGAAGGCTCGCCTGAGCACCGTGTACTCCAGCATCTACGGTTATCTGTGGAAGAGCATGTTTCGAATGAGCGCACAGCGGGTCGGAGTTTTACAGCCGCACCCGCTGAGCCATAAGCAGTACTTCTCGTGCTCGTTCGAGATTGTAGAGCCCGACAGCGGCATACAATCATGCAAGAGTGAGTTTCAGTTCAAGCGCATGGCCGAGTGGAGCAACTTTGTTTCCCGGCTCGGTGCCGAGGACTGGATGATATATACAGACATCGAGAATATCAAGGATAAAAAGTTATATGCCGAAGCGCACCGTCGGGGAGTTAAAAGTCTCTTCTTCCGTCGCCTCACTGATGTCGACGGAGACTGGATAGGGACTCTTTTTACGGAGTTTTTTGAGCCCGTGACTGATCCTGCTATTCTCGCCAATATCAAGGGAGAAATGGAGCGCAAAGCTATGCTGATCCAAGACATCCTCCCAGAGTACAAACCGCTCATGCCCGCAGAGCAAACAAACGTTTAAACAATATGGCCGCAAGAGAAGAAAACATTTTGAACGTTCCCATCTCCGAGACTCTCGAAGGGATGCACGTCCTTTGCGACACCGGAGATACGGGTGAGCCGTATCGTGTCGCCGCCAGCCTCTTTATTGCCGAGGCAACGCAGGCCGCGAAAGACGCGGTTTCCAACCTTGATCCCAAGGATGTAATCCTCAAGGGATTCACCGCACTCACCGCTGGAAAACCCGCGATCACCGCCAACACCACGTTGCTGGCGGCCATTCAGTCGTTGTATGCGATGGTGGGCTCCGGTAAGGTTAAGATCGTCAGCGATGGCGCCGACCAGACCGGAATGGTTTGCTGGAACGGAACATCTGCCAGCGGATTCGTCATCAACGTGAACGAAGCGGCTATCTACACCCGCTCGCAGTGGACGCAGGCAAGCCCGGATTCCGTGACGGATGCTAACTGGATCGCCGCGGTTAAAACTGGCGGAACAAAGACTCCCTTCGCCGCCGCCGCGCAGAACCCGAATATGGGTGATCTTCCCACGAACTCCAGCCTCAAATTCGTCGATAACAAGACCACAATCCTCGGTATGCTCAAGATGCTGACTGCCGCCGCAAACGTGGGCCGCCTGCGTATCGTGTCCGGCAATCCCGCCACGGGAGCATCCGGGAAACCGGAGTTGGCCTTCATCGTTAATATCGTTCAGGGAGCGAATGCCGAAACGCAGGGCACGAACGGTCTCCAAATTTTCCATCTTACCAACGATTATATTCGCGTCATTCCTTCGTCCAGTGTTGCTATGGCATGGTCTACACTCCAGACTCTGACCGACGAAGCAATAATCACGAAACTGCACTCGACCGCTTCTGGCGACTGGGGTGGTCTGGGTGTAACGATGGAGTGGGCCGGAAGCGGCGGCAGCGCCATGAAATATCTGACGGTTACTGATTTTACCCGCAACACTTTCAGTAATGGCGCGATTGGTGATCTCGCCGTTGGTGAGATGTTCACGTTTACAAGCGCCGTTGACGCCGCTAACGGACCCGGTGCGGCTTTGGTAGGCTATGCTGTAAAAATTTCTGCTTTGTCGGTTAAATATGTCGGCACTTCTACCTCAATCAATACTTATGGACGCTCATATCTGTATACTTACCAGTCTACGAGTATTTACAATACGAACTGGTCTATTGTTGGCACCCCCACGGGAATCGAAGCCTCGGTGTACGAATTCGCATACGGCGAAAGTGAAGGCGTGCCCACTGCCGATTTGAAATTCGTCAAGGTTGCCGATATCTTCCGTTTGATATTCAGTACCCCCGATCAGGCAAACTACACTCAGTTAGACTTTATCCGATCTCAAGACATCGATAAAGCTGATCAATATGTCTTCGTCTGTCCTTCGGTAGATACTGGCGCAACGTTAGGCGGTGCACTGCAACGCATCGCTGTTGACGCAAAAACCGGGGCCGTGGATATGATGGCAGTAAGCATCGCCATGCTAGGTCAAGCGGCGCAAAAAGTGATGGTGACTAACCTCGTAGCCCCAACGAATGTAGCCATACGAAACTTGAGCGCAGGTCAAGGCTTGATCGTATATGCTTTAACCAACACCCCTGGACTACCTTCGGGCGTTACTGGTACGGCCTTTTACGGGCATTGTATCAAGAACACTTTGAAAAATTCGTACACCTATCTACTCCAAACGGCTGATGGTAGCCGTACTTTCTCTGGCTCGACGAACGGAACTACTGCTCAATGGACAGAATTAGGCGGTGGAGCAGGAGTCGAGCAACTTTTCAGTGGCGATATTGCGTTAGTTAATGCAGCACCCGAAACATTCAATCTCGGCGGAGAGGTAAGCGACGGCGACCTCCTTATGATTGTTTATAACTTTATATCGAGCGATCATACCATGATCGGAAGCAAACAAGGACGGAGCATAATTTGGGTCAGCACCAGCGGCACTGAAGACCTAACCGTAGAAGCGCTTAATTACAATACCCAAGGAGGCGTTACGGGGTTAGTTGGCTTTAATCTGATGTTGTCGGCTTCGGGAAGCATACTCATTATGGAAGCGACAGGAGATGTTGACACAGTCATTGGGGCTTTCCATGTCGTAGGTATATACAGGCTATCTAAATCGCTGTAAGTAAAAGCCCCTCGAAATGAGGGGCTCTTCTATTAATTAGCCTTGAAATATATCCCTTTTATTTGGATAATATCCGATGCGTCTGATAAGTTGTTCGATTGTACAACAACGTTCATGCCTTGTACCCCGTTGGCTCCGGTGATAACCGACGAACAGATAAGTTTGATACTGCCCGGAGTGCTGTTAATGCCCAGATACTTCGAGCAAATCTCAAACAATATTCCTTGTCCGGTTCCATTGATGCCCGCGATAGTAAGAGGCACCGGGAACTTAATTGTAGCCGTTGTAGCGGGAGAGGACTGGATAGTTGCTTCGATAAGCATTTTCGAGGTGATGGGTATTTCCTGATTGAAACGAATAACCCCACTCGTTCCGGATGGTCCTACGGCACTACTCCACGAACTTACAATCCGTTTCCAGCCGGGAAAGATTTCACCCGAGCTACCCGTGATTTGGTTTACGCTTTTTTTTTGCGTATATTTGGAGCGGTTATGGACATCATCAAAGCACTGACGCGGGAGGCTCATGCGGCCGGGATATGTGAGGATCATTTCAAGCAGATGCTCACGGAAGATACCCCTGCGCTCTTCGATCACTTCAAAACCATGATTCAGGAGTGCACTTTTTCCGGGTTTCCTTCGGTTGAGTTGATTCGCGCGTGCTGGGATAAGAAAGACTTGAATGCGGCTGGTATCTTCGTCCAGCAGACGGTAGATACCGAAGCCGTTCAAGGAGTCGATGTTTTTTGGCTTTGCGAAGGGACGGTTCGGGTTAAGGAGTGGGCCGTGGTGCATGCCTATGTTGCATACGGGAGCAACCTTAAATTCGAGGTAGCACCGAACGCAATACTGATCCTCGACATCTTCGACGACTCCCCGGTGAGGATCAACAACAAGTCCGTAAAGCCCGTAACCGTTTACCAGTGGGGACACCGCGTCCCGGTATTCAAAGGCAACATACGAATCAAGCGCAAGAAATGGAAGCCACAAGGGATTGCCGCCTCCGCTACCAAGTAGCTGACGGAGAGGTTCGAGATATGCAGACGATGGGATTTCACCTGATGGAATCCCCTGATATTCTTGCGCCCGAGAAACGCTCCTACGAAGAGGAGGACTATCCGGAGCGAGACGGTGTGAAGATTTACCCATACACGGTAGACAAGGCTTTCGAGTACACCGTAAAACTGCTCTACTTCGGCGAACTCGAAACGATGAACAGCGCTATCCGCTCGCTATGGAACTCCTTTTTCGAGCCCACCAATAACGGCGACGTAAAGAAGGCTCTCCCGGTCACGATATATAATCTTTACAAAGGCGTGAAGATCGTGGGCTACCCGACCAAAATGCCGGGCTCCGAGACCATCGTGCAGGTCATGCAGGGCGCGTTCATCTTCGAATTGACGCTCTATGTAGCCGAGCCCAACAAGTGCAATTTTAACTACCAAGACAATGGCTAAATACGGCAAAAATAACTATTTCGACGGCGTTATCCTTCCTGAACCAAAGGAGGAAATGTTGCGTCGCATGGCGAAGGGAGTGAATTGCACGAAAGGGTATCTTGGATCGACGGATGCCGGGCTATTGTTCGACGGTCCGCGAACTCTTGAGTGTTTTTTCACATACGTTCCCAGCGACAAAATGCAGGTTATAGCAGGATTCGGCTCGTCCATGATGGAAATCTCTGTTATATCTTCGGCAATTCGCTTCTATTGCGGGGGCGCTTACAAATCGACTGTCGTTGTTCCGGGGAATAATTATCTTGTTGATGTTGCCTATGACGGTACTACGGCGATATGCTATCTAAATGGGACAGAAGTCGCACGTTTCCCGGTTACGGGATACAAGATCACGGATTTATTCAGGACCGGCAGCAATACATATATCCCCCAAGGCTCGCTCGTATTTTGCCGCCACTACAACTACGCCCTTTCCGCGGAAGAAGTAGTGACCTTCTACAACGACGGCAATCCTGCAGGGTATGTGGTACCGTTAGCCGATAAATATCGTTGGGAAGCCTCTGAATCTAACATTAGAAATATCAGGTTCTATCCTAATAATGAAGGGTCCGGTGTTACCTCTTATTTAGAGGATAATGCTAATGGTTTCACGGGTCGATACGCACATATAATTTGGGGATCGTCAGGTTTATTGTCGGTATACAGCTATCAATTCATGGGGCATCCGGTCGGATGTGTTGTTGAAGCTAAATTCAAGTATCGTAGTAATGCTCCCGTACGCGTTCTGGCAGACAATAGTAGTCTTCCTATCAATATGGAGGATGCGGCTGACGCCACGATTGTATATCGCACAACAGGAACTAATATCTCTGGTTTTAGTGTAACTGTACCAAATGCCGATGCAAATTCATGGGTCGAAATTCAACCTGTGTCGTTACGAACGCTCGGCTGCATCGCCGAGTACCTCCCCAAAAACCTAATACCTACCGCAGAAGGTTCCGTTGTCCAGTGGCTCGACTCGGCGCCCCAGCTTCCCGAAGCGAATGGCATCCTCCCGCCGCTGGATGCTTCGGTCGGCGGGTATGATCTGGCGGCGAAAGGAAACCCTAAAATAATCATATAGCATGGTAATCAAGTCGCTGGTACCCGCCCTGCTCGTCTACGATAACAAGGTGATGCTCTACAACAACAAGGCCATCACCTTTAATCTTTTGGCGAATGAGATCGAGATAACCAACTTCACTGTCAACGAAGTTGACATGGGGGAGTCGGTCATCACGATGGATGTCTACTTCGGTCCCGAGGAGGAGCCGGGGTTCAACCTGAACTGGACCGTACAATACAACGGCGAGACATACCACCTCAAGAGCTATGCGCCGCCGGGTATCAAGGACCTCAAGTCGCTTCGGTACAAGTACACGCTCACCTTCGTTTCGGAGCGGGAGGACCTCAAGTTCTACCCGTTCTCGAACATAATCAAGCTCACCGACGGTACGCTCCAGACCATTGGAATGAAATTCGCATTTTTAGCCGATTTGACGGAGTTTGTCGGTCGGCTGAGCGATAACCTTACTTACTACTACGGAGCTCGATGGAAGGTTGTTTTAAACCCGGATATGGAGATAAATCCGTTCCGGGCTACCGTAAGCGTTGACAAGACGACGATATGGGACGTTCTGACCCAGCTATACGAGCTATACAGCGTCCGATGGAGCATCGAAGAAGACAACGGCCAGATCAGCATTAAGATCGGCTTCCCGGCGCCGGAAATCGAGCACATCTTCGACTATGGCGACGTACCTATGGACGAAGCGAACGCAGACGGAACCGGACTGGTTTCGATCCAGCGCGTGAATGACCAGACGGACATCTACACCCGGCTAATCGGTCGCGGCTCGACCCGCAATCTACCCTACCGCTACTTTAAGGGTGCGGCCGGAGCCTTCGTCGGAGACCCCGACGCGAACGCGATCACCGAGCTCTCCTACTACTCCAACCTCATGCCGAAGTCGTACCGCGACTACGTTCGAGGCTGGAATGACGCTACGGCCGGAAAGGACCCGGCCGAAGGCAACAACCCGTACTACATGCTCGGCTACTCCGACATGAAGGCCGGGCGACAGATGTACCCGTCCGACTATGCCGACTCTCCGATGCAGGAGAAGTGGGGCGTTCGGGTCGGGGTGCTCGAAGACAACGAGGAGATTTACCCTTCGATCCAGAATGTATGGCTTGGCACACTTGGCCGGGCCGACGAGGTGATTGCGGTCGAGGAGGTGACGAATGATAACTACGCGGAAGCCGAAGAAGAAGGCGAATTTGCCTATAAATCTACGGAAATAAAAGTTGATTTTCCGGGAATGGACACGCGGCGGGGCCCAGTAGTGTATGACAAGCTATTCACCCAGTCCGTAACCAGTGAAGAGATGGAAGTTAAGGCAACGCTTCCTACCCTTACATTCAGCATATACGGAAAAGAGACGAGCACTATACCCCGAGGTGTCGAACGATATACCAAATGGTTCGACAGCGATCACTTGGACTATGCCGAACTCAATGTGTACGTCCTCTCTGAATCCGGTCAGGTTGTATTCACAAAAGCGCTGAATGCGCTGACTGACATGGAGTATACTGACGCAAGAGGAGAAGTGCAGAATGAAGGCAAAAGCAAGTTCGAAGTACAGTTGCCTATGGGTAAATACCACGTTCGAACTGCCGTATCGTTTAAATGCACCAAGAATCCCGGAAGCAATCAGCACTATTACATGGCTGTTACCACCGGGAGGTTCAGTGTAGCTCCGGCTGAGGGAATTGGCCCATACCGTCAAGTATTCGACATCTGGATTAAGGATATTTGGGGCGAGACTGGCTCTATCGTAGACGTGTGGTGGCCGAAGATCGGTCAGCGCGAGGCTACAGTCATGTTCTCCGACGGGTTGCTGGCCGGAGAGGACTACGAATTTGTTATCGCCAAAGACCCGACGCTCGGCAACCCAGAGGCCAAAGACCCTGAAACTGGCGACTACTGGTGTATCTGGGAGGACGACTCCAAGCAGATCGAAACGGTGGACGAGGAGGGGAATACTATTACGGTTAAATCCAAGTATCGGCTGTCGCTTATCAAATCGGACGCCGAGCTTCGCGCCTCCGGCCTCATGCTCCCCAACACAAAGCAGAACGCTAAGCCGGGAGACCACTTCTTCCTTATCAACATCGAAATGCCCCATCAGTATGTGTTGTGGGCCGAGAATAAGTTGCAGGACTACCTCGAAGTGGAACTGGATCGCGTCGATGACGAGAATCCAACCTTCTCCGCCAAGCCGAGCGCGATATTCTGCGAAAGTTTTGAAGAGCGCGAGAAGCTCCGGCCGGGAACGAAGATACGATTACACAACAACCAACTTATCGGCGAGACCGATCTGGTGCTGTATATCAATAACCTGACCATTGCCTATAAGGAGGGCAAACTCCTCCCCGAATGGACTATCACGGTGTCGGAGGAGATGGTAGCGAGTAAGACCTCTACGTCGGCCATACAAGGCGAAATTCGGCGCCTTAGCTCCAACATCATGTCATCCTCCCAAATCGTTACTGAGGCCGCCAAAACGTTCGAAACGCTGTTTCTGCGCAAGGATGGAATTGCGGCCCGCTCGTACTCTCCGACGCACTTTACGGCCGAGGTTACATTCGCCGACACGACCATGAGCGACAACTTCCGGCAAGGAGGCTTCGGGGGATCTGGGTGGGGGATGTACAAGGACCCGGACGGTAGCTCTGTATTCGAGGTAGATCACCTCTTCGTTCGTCGCAAGATGAACGTGAACGAAATCGTTATCAATCAGATAACAGCGATAGGCGGCAAGCAGGTGTTGACCAGTGCCTCCGGAACTATTTCGGAAGTTGAGGACATCGGAGAGGCATGGCGATGCTATCTGGAGCAGACCGACGGAAAGCAGACGAATGAGTTCGCTGTCGGCGACCAAGCCTATTCCCAGATGATCGGTGACATCGACGAATCGACGCTGGAGAACGTCTTCTACTGGCGCAAGGTTGTCGGCATAGGTATCAACTATATCGACCTTTCTAAGACCGACGCGGCCACCAATAGCGACGAGCCGCATGCCGGAGACAATGTGGTTCAACTCGGAAATCCGACCGATACATCGCGGCAGTCGGCCATAGTCATAGATGTTTCCCGAGAAGGCGGTGCTCTGATGACATGGCTCGATGACATCACTGGCTACAACCTTACAGCCAAGGACAGCATCAACCTCGGCCGGATCGAAGGCAAGACGTGGGCCGAGGTCTTCGGCAACCTCTACGTCGGCAACCGGGACCGCACCAAGTACCTCAAGTACGAGTCTCTCGCCGACGGCAAGAACGAGCTATCCTTCGTTGGAGACGTGATCCGGGCCGCGGCAGAGGAGGCATATTTCCAAGGCAGCTTCATCGCTCAGGGGTACATCGGTGTGGGATCGGAGACCAAGGTTGAGAGCGTACTGGTCGGCATGACGGCGGATGATGCCGCCGTGCCCTCTGGTGTGGCGGCCAGCGAGGGTCAGATTCGGTTCTGGGCTGGAAAGCCGTTCTCGGAGCGGTACGATGCGCCGACGAAGATTCTGGAGGGAGGCAAGTTAATATCCAGTGAGGCTGAAATTAAAGGAGAAATAGTAGCCGAAAGCGGCTCGATAGGCGGATTCCAAATAGGGAGTGGGCGTATAGGAAGTATATCCGATCTAAATGACCCTAATCCCACCAACGGGATGTCGTTGTATGATTCGTTTATCAAGTTCTCGGAAAAATCATCCAACCCTATCGTAGATGTAAACGTTTTCATGGGAACCAACGTGTTCTCCGCAACGACGGGTGCAACCTGCATGGCTCGATTTGAGAGTTGGAGGGATGACAATATGTTTGGATATAACATCGGGCTTCTTATAGATGTAAGAGGAGGTCAACAAAACGAAGCAATACGCATCGAGAATGGGTACGTTTCAGGTTTGGCCTACAAAACACTAAGGATTAGCGCCTCTACGACCATAGATCATAGCGTGATGTATGTGTCGTGTTATAATACATCGGAAATAACGATAACATTACCAGCGGTCGTGCCGGGAGGAGCCGAGGGCAATTTTGTTATCGTGCGCCGCAATAATTCGGCCAATGTTAAGGTGAATGGAAATGGGGCACGGATATTAAGAGGTTCTGCTTCATTAGAAACAAGCGTTGGAGAAGGTTTGGGAGACGCCGCACTGTTTCTATGGGATGGACAATACTGGCTCTACAACCACATGATGCGATAGCGAAAGGGACTCGTTTGGGTCCCTTTTTACTATCATTCGTTATCGGTATTCCGATCACGATATTATAGCCGAAACGGGAATCCCCGCTTCGGAGTAAAATGCCCTGTAACAAATCACGGGTAGCTCAACCGGAACAAACGGGCCAAAAGTAGTATTCGACGACGAGTTCATGTTCGACGGTTTTAATGCCTCCCACAAGGGCGAACTGACGCTTCGAGAACCCATCCCGATGGGCTCCATCGTGACCTTCTACGGGAGCTACTCGTATGCACCTACGGCAGAAGAATATCTCCTGATCCCTTCGACTTGGGTATGGTCACAGACTATCCCTCTGCCGTTCTCGGCCAGCAATGGGACTATAAATATCCAGAATATGAAAGGTATCGTTGACCCATCTACTACCCCGCTTGAATTTTTTCAGCAAATGGCGATTATTCAGGTGACAAGCGATGATGTAGTTGACGGAAAGATCAAGTCATTTACAGCCTACGCTACCGGGGATTATTCCGGAGATATGTGGATAACGGTTGAAAAAGTTATCTTCGAGTGCATCCCCTGATGACAGTAAAAGCCCCTCAGTAAGAGGGGCTTTCTTCTATCTAACCAGTTTGACTCCCTTGATTCGGAACTGAGACACCACGTTGACTCCTCCGGTTTTCAGGTTCCGCCCCGTGATTTGAAGGTTACTACCACTCATTCGGAACTCGAACTGAGCCTCCAACTGCGACGCCGAGTCTCCTGACGTTACCAAGGTGAAGAAACTTTGAGTCAGCGTTTCAGCAGGATTGTACAGCACCGATACGGCGTTGTTAAATCCCATGATATGACCATCAGTACCGCCGCCAAGATAGGCGTAGTAGATTTCCAGTCGGTCTCCGGTGCATCTGGTGTAGTCCGTTAGCGGCAATGAGGCCGTGGTATTGGCCGTAAGTGCCCTATCACCCGTCCAAAGCCACCGACTATCACCTATGATTTGCCAACGGGGATTCAATCCGTCCTTACTGATAGTAGCATAAGCCATTCGTCCGGGTTGTCCTGCGATAGTACCGACTTCATGGAGGACGACCATAACTTGTCGTAAGGCCGAATCCAAGTGATTATCGCCGTATTGAACCATGATATATCCGGCCGTTTCGTAAATGCTTTCAGGGAATGGGCCTTGCTTTGCCTGCTGAGCCCCTTCAATGGGGATCATTGTACCGCTCGGGTAGAGATGGAAATTATACGGGGATGCAAAGAGCGCTGCGGGTGTAAAGTCACTAACGCTGATTGTCTTAGCCACATCTCTATGAGCGCCAGTCCAACCTACTTGGCCTACTGAGTTAACGCACCCCCGATAACGAGTATTGGTATGAACGTTATATACGTCGTAAATTATCGCATCAGAATAGTCGTTATCAAGCTGAGCTGTGCCCACATAAGCACCGCCATTGGAACTCGGACCATAATCCGGATGATCGGCGAATATAGCCACCATGTCACCCGTTTGGTTGAGAATAGCGTAGAGTGTATCATAGTCTCCGAAATCATTGATCTCTACCCGCGACAGAGACAGTGCTGTTCCGGTTGAGCTACCCGTGATTAGCTTCGATGTTCCAAAAAGGCATCTTTAAAGTGTTCAAATCTGGCGGTGCGACTCGGGCCGACACCATTCAAAGTAGCTATCCGACGAGACGAGATCATATCCACATCTACATCCTTGTAGTCGTTGTACCAAACACGATCCCGTATGATTAAGTAGCGCAACTCCCTTGCTTCCGGGTCAGCGCTTCGGTCCAGCCAATCGCACATTGCGGCCAACGATATAGGGCTTCCGTTCAGGTAAGACCTCTCATACGCTTCGACCAAGAATCTCGCCCTCTCGTATGACGGGATAGACGGAGGTCCGAACACTCCAATTTCGGCGTACAAATCTTTGTAGAAGAGGAATCTGTGGTACTCAAACATCGTGACAATATTAACCCCGGCCTTTCCCGTAGCGGCCAGCCAGATGGGATCAATCAATATCAGCGGAATGTTTTCGAGACGCTTAACCAGTTCCGGATCGCACATACACTCAATCGTGAGCTTGCATCCCGGCGGCGACTGATTTTCGAACCACTTTGCGAAGTCGCCGAAGGTATGGTGGTCATGCTCCTTCCACTTCGCTTGGGCGTAGTCGATCTCTCTGTTGAGGTCGCGGTTTTTGAATGCCCGCAGATAGTCAGTGCTTTTCATTTTTGATTTGGTTTTCAAAATGTTCGTCGTACAGCCCCCTGATTTTGGGGATCAACTCTTCGATAGTCTCGACATATATGTATCGAATCGTACACAAAGCCCGTGTTTCCCAATATTTAGGGTTCCCTGCATCATCGAATTGAACGTTTCTAATGAGCGGAAAATGCACCTGAGCCAAGAACCCAAACTTATTGTGATTCATAAGCAGTTGCTCCAGATCACCAAACTGGGTGCAGTGTTTGGTTGCGTCGATGGGGATGTCAGGGAAATTACCCTCGAAACTCCCGTCATCCAGCATGGAGTCGATTATCTCCTCTACGTCTTCTCTGTGCGGATCACCTGCAATCCAGACCAGCTTCCAAATCCTCGTCCCGCTAATACTTTCGAGGTAGTCAAATATCTCATTGTTTTTCATAGTCTTTGGTTTTAAATGAAGGAGGGACCCGAAGGCCCCTCCCGTTGTTCTACTTCACAGCGTCCTTCACCGCAGGCGAGAACTTGAAAGAGACTCGGTTCTGAGCCGGGATCGTGACAGCCTTTCCGCGGCTCATGTCGTAGCCCTGACGCGCGGGGCATGCCTTCACGCTGAACGTTCCGAAGCCCTTGAGGGAGACTTTCTCCCCGTTCTTGAGGGTCTCGACGATCTTGTCCATGAACGCCTCACACACCTTGTTCACGACGGTCTTGGTGATGCCCGTCTCTTCGGCGATCTTCGCCATCAATTCGCTTTTCTGCATTTTCGTTTTGATTTTTAAGTTGATAGAGTTTTTCTTCAAGGGCCTCTATTTTACCCATGCAGTAGTATATCAGGGCTCCCATTATGATAAGCAAAGAGAGCCAAAGTTCATCGAATTGCATGTTTGATGATAACTTGAACGGGCGTAGAGCCCACATAATCTTCGTATTTGAGCGTACTCGGGTCGATCTGTCCGTCGGGCCGCAGAACTCCGTACATGCGGACCTTCTGGATCATCATGCCCCCAAGTAGCTCGTTTAAACGCTCTCTTATCCGGTCTTCCAGTTCTCGGTACGCCGGATCGGTCTCGATCATCGCGCTACGGGTCTTCCTCGCGTTGATGACCGCGCACCTCGTTCGGTTGATGTACGCCCCTATCTGCTCGTCCTTGATGCCCGGAACGATCTCTTGGAGTATCTGGATGATAGCGTATCGCGCGAAGAACCGCTCGGTCGTTCGGCGCTTATCGCGTACATCCGACATCCGGAGGTCGCACTCGATCTGGACGGCCCGGTCAAGGCAGATCACCTTCTCATTTTCCTCCAGCCTCATAGCGGTCGAAGTGGATGTAGGGGAGTTGATTCGGTAGGAATTTCCATGCCGAGCGCGGAAGTGTGAACTTCGCCAGACCAGCGGCCATAGCCAAGATCAGGAACTTCTCCATGACCATCGGCTCTCCGGTCCACATCGTACCGTCGCGGCGCGTTGCGAGGAGCGAGAACGGCCCGGATAGATCGAAGAACTCGTCGGGGAGGTCGTCGATCATCTTCCCGATCTCAGGAAGATGTTTCTGGAACTTCTTGCGGTAGATGAACTGGACCCCGCTGATGGAATCCACGATGATGTCCGGACCCTTCGGCTTCTCGCCGATAGGGTAGGCGCATTCGGCGAACAAGTCGTTCACCCGGTCGTATTCGAGATTATACATAGCGATTGAATGATAAGTGATCGAGAGAAACTCCACCGACGACGTTTTCCACGCGAACAACCCAGTCGCCAGAGCCGAGTTGCCACGGCATACCGCGGAACTTGGTCTTGACTGGTTCGCTATGATCAACGTCGGAGATGTAGTGGTAGTAGTAAACGTCCGCGCCGGGCACTACCTCCTCCGGCCGTATGCCGAATTTCTTACTGCACATTGTCGCTGACTCTTTTGAACTCAGACGCAAGAATCTCTTCGAAGTCGGTCAGGTCGTCGATCCAGCCGAAGTCAACGCACACGACCATCTCCTTGGCCTTGTTATCGTGAGCAAAACCGGGGGTGAATATCTTCGTTTCGATACCCAGAGCCGAGGATAGCTCGTGTTTGTACACCGTCGGTATCGTTTCGAGTTCGCTCTTGATGCGCTTGTACTCGGGGCTCTTGGTGTCGAGTTTGTAGTGGTTCTCGCCCCGGACCTTTTTCCATCCGACCTTCGCTTCCTCCGAAGTAAACGTTACCGGGAGGACATTCATGCTGTAAAATACCCCGCCAAAACGTTTGTAGGCGGCGATGCCGAGCTTAGTCAGCACTTTTTTCTGGATTTCGAAGACGCGATCCCGCTTTTCTTCGAACTCAAGTACCCGCTTCCACGTCGGAGAGCTGGGTTTCACTTTGTAGTACACGTTCATGACCTTTGCTTTTTTAATGATTTCTTACTTCGATTCGATTTTTCATAGCTCTCCTATCGTTTTAGCGATGTCTACAACACCACCGAGATTATCTTTGGCCGTTTTGAGCCCGTAATGAGCGATAACGCCCGCCAGCAGGATAGCCGTTCCGATTCGGAAGTCGTACCCGTCGTTCGCCCACTCCTTAGTATCGTTCAGTTCCTCTTCGGTCTTAATCTCCGCAACCGGGACCGGGTTCGGGTAGCCTTCCAGTGCCACGAAAGCCGGACTGATGTTCGCCTCGACTACATACCAGTGCTTGTTCTTGGTCCAGAACACCGTCTGGCCGATCTTGAATTTACTCTGCATCGTTGTATTCTAATACTCGTTTGACTGCAATTTTGTGCCACTTTCCGCCGCGAGGCCGTTCGATTTCCACCTCGTTGAAGTGGTCGGCGATCTCGGCCAGCGACCAGCCCTTGCGCTGTAATGCGAGGGCGTACTTCTTTGCTTCGACCATGCGCGGGTCCACGACTCGGTTCTCTGCGATCCGCTCCATCCGGCGAGCCAGTTGATCCGGAGACATCGGCCCGCGCTGGGGTCGCGGATTCCCGAGCCTCGTTACCTGGCGCCCGGCCTTGGAAATAAAGAAGCCCTGCTCCTTGAGTTGCTTCTTCCGGACGCCGAGTGCCGACTTTGTTCGGCCCGAGATAAGTTCGCGCTCTGTTTGAGCCAAGCCGATAGCGAGGCAAAAGGTGATCGTTGTCGCCTCGGGGTAGTCTATCGCCAGCAGATCGACCCCCGTATTGCGCAAATACAGCGCGTACTCCGCATCACGGGAGAGTCGATCCAGTTTGGCGACGATCAAAGTTGCACCTTCACGCGCGGCTAATTCCATCGCGCGACGAAGGCCCGGTCGGTTCCGATCCTTTCCACTGCGAATGTCACGGAACTCGCCGATATTCTGCCCGTGTGTGCGGGCAATATATTCGCGGCACTGATCGAGTTGGGCTTCCAGACCGAGGCCCGAACGCCCCTGCTCTTCGGTGCTCACGCGAGTGTAGATGCAATACTTTTTCATGTGCTATAAATATGGTTTACAACATAGGGAAGGCACTCCTCGAACGACTGCATTTCGGCGCATTTGTCGTCTTTGTGGGGGCAACCGAGGCATTTCCCTTGCCGGGCGTAATCCTCCATCACAATGCGCCGAAAATCGTCTTCTGTAAGACCGTCGTCATAATCGGCATCCCGGGCAACCATCAGGCATGTGAGGTGTGCCTTCCATGTGTATATCTCACCGTTATCCTTGATGGTCTGGATGTTGTATTTCTCCCCCTTTTTGATCTTTCCGGAGCAGAAATTACAGACGTGATCCTTTCGCGCGACGACGTTGTTGTTGGCAAGCAGTTCCATCCTTATCTCTGGTTGCGGCCTCCATCGCGGCGATCTTGAGGCCGTTGATCTTCTGGTGTTGCATTCCGAGTTCGATTCCGATGATAATGAGTAGTTGATCTCGGCGGTTCGGCTTCACTCCGATGTTCTTCTCCAAAACGCCCAGAATGATCTCGGAGGCTTCGGTCATAAGCGCGATGCGGTTGTTTTTCTTCTCGAAGGCTTTTTTCGCCTCCTCTATTTCATTCCACATCTCCGCCCACTTCTCCTCGTCAAAGTAGTCGCCGAGCATGGCCTCAACGAAATTCATGTTCTTGTGATCCCAGCGAGCCGGAGCAAGCCAGTCGAAGTTCTTGTTCATGTTATTCAATGATTTTGAGTATAGCCACCGATGCGGCCTGACTGGTGATACCCGTAACACGGGCCTGACACTTGGAGCCGTAGGGGATGTAGACACGACCCTCCGGCATGCAAGTGATACGAGCGATATTCCCGTTCGGGAGTTTCGCCATCGGCCACTTCTTCGTATCGTCGAAGGGGTTCTGAATGGCCGTTACGAGGATGTCGGAGCCGACGCGATACGGACCGTGGCCGGAGTCTCCCTCAAACTCATGCGAGCCCATAACCGAGGGTGCGGCGGGGGGGGTGGTACTTTTTTTCTCTTTGCGTGGCCGAAGAATGTTCTGGCCCATTGCGATGCTGACGAAATAGCCAGCCTTTTTCGCGTTGTCGAAATCTCTGATGAACCACCAGATACCCAGCACCCGGACGTAGGCGGCCCATTTACCATTGTGAAGTCTTCTCTCGAATTTCATCGTCTAAGATATTTTTAATGTATTTGGGAAACTTTTTCTTGTAGGGAGAATCCCATGCCCCTTCTGTTATCGTTACTTCGTAGCCTTTATCTCCCCGGTGTACTGCAAAAGACTTGTCGCCTCTGCATACATACCATTTTTTGTTGAGGTCATACCCGAGTTCTACGCATACGACGCTGATCTCGTCTCGCCTGAACTTTAGGTCCTGAATACCGTACATTGAATTGCATCTCAGTACTATATTTGCAGGCCCGACAGAAATCAATTCGCCTGAATATGGGGTCGAGCGCTCGTTCACCATGATTCGCTTTCCTAAAAATCGTTTCATGCCATTAACTTATTAAGCATTAGCGGCTCAGTTTCGCGGAGCCGTGCCGCGGTTATTTGTACTTGTGATACTCCGAGGCGTAATACGCCCCGATGACATACCTGCCCGTAACGATAGAGTTTGTCGATCTGGGCTTCGGTGAGAGTTTTTCCGTAGAACGATCCCGAGAACAGAATCCAGTCATGGTGGACCTTCACCCAGCCATTCTCTTCCAGCCAGCGATCCGGATTCCGCATCTCTTTTACCGGAATCTTTTTCGAGGCCAACAACCGTTCGGCGATGTTGAGGTGAAGCAAGTTCCCGACGCCCCCGTTGAGGCCATAGAACTCACCATCGGGCGACAGCCACCCGGCGTCGTACCCCTCTGTGATCTCCACGGGCTTCAGCTCGGTTTTGTGGTACTCTTCTATCTTCGCCTCGTACTCCATGTACTCCGACAGCCGTTGCTTCTGGAAGTCCTGCTTCCGGATGGAAGCCTCTACTTCGGGATCGGAGCACGCGAGGGAATCGAGGATCGCTCGTACACGAAGAACGGAATCGGAAAAGAGCACTCGGGACGTGTTCAGCGCATCGCACATCCATACGATAACCTCGTACACTTCGCCAACCCTTACAAAGAAGCCGTTCGCTCCTTTCACCACTCCCTTGATCTGTTCGACCGTGCCGGAATGCGGATTGTCGAGAAGTCCCGCGTCCTCGCATCCGGAAATGTAGCTGACAAGTTCCGGGTATCGCACCGTGAACTCAAACTTGCCGCCAGCGTCCGCGATCTCCTGCCGAATACCCTCAAGGCTTTTCACCCACTCCTTCGCTTCCTCCTCCAGATGGATGCGCTGTTCTCTGATCCAGTCGTTGAATTTTCCTCCGGCTCCGGGTGTCCCCAGAACTTCCTGCGTCGCCTCGTCTTCGCCGAGGATGATCTTGCCGTCCAAAATATCGACAGCCATACCCTCAGTGCACCCCGGCAATGATTGGGTGATAATTTCGACGGCCGCCATCGGACTGAGTTTCTCCGTCAACCTCTCCCATGCTATGCGCTGGAGCATCTGGCCGAAGCCCTTACCTATTGTGAATTTTAAATCTCCTTCCATGATGCAAAGATAAATGTTTAATTTTTAATTTGCAAGTTAAAACTCCCTTATTTTTACGACACCCTTACGACGACGCCCTTGTGTCGGTCATCGTTCCGGTTGAAGGACATGAAGTGCGCGTCGTTAACATTCAACCTGATGATCGCATCCATCTCGTCGGCCAGCGCATATTTGAACTCATAATCGTTGCTGTCGCTCACTTCGTCGTTCAAAGCGAATTTGTACTCTCCGAAGGACATTGAGTCTGCGTTCCACCACTTCGCTACAAATCGGCGGCTCAGCAGTTCGTTGTTGTTGATGTAGTTTAAAAACGTTGTCATAATTTACTCGATTCTTGTGATGTAACCGACCGTCCGGTTATCATCAGGGTTATACATGAAGGTAATGCCGCCTCCGGGCAACATGTAGATCAGTTCGTCGATGTGGGTCTCGATGTACCTGCGCATCATCGGGTCTTCGCACGGATTCGAGAGTTTGAACTCGTACTTTACATTATCCCGAAACTGGGGGTCGTTGTAGTAAGCGATAAACTTACGCTTGCTCACAATGGTCTCGATGATGGATTTCTGTACCGGGAATACTTTTCGTACCTTGATCGTTCCGACCTCGTTCTCTCCGATGGTGGTAATTTTGCATTCATCATCGCCGTATACCCGGACGTATCCCTCCAGCGGCCGGGTGTTGCTGAACTCGATTTTTCCAACCACGGCCCAAAGTTCTCCGGACTGGTTGAACCCCAGCAGGCGGTCGTTACTGCTGGGATGGAAGTGCATGATTTCTCCGTTGAATTTCATTGTTTCAGTTTTTTGAATGGTCCTGATTCGTTCTCTACATGGTCGATTCTGAACGGGTAGCCCTTCTTTCCGCTCCGTAAAAACCGAAGCCGGACGTTGTGGGTAGGGATCAGAAATACCGTGTCGTCTTCGATCTCGTTTACCCGCATCACTACCTCGTCGGGTAGGTACATATATCTGTCTCCTATCTTCATGGCTATCCTCGTTTAAACGTTCCGTTTTCTTTCGTGGCTTCCTCCTCGATGTATTTCACCGGGAAGGGGTATCTCCCATTATCATCAAAATACCCGCTCATGCTTTTACTTGCCGGGTCCTCTGGTCTCAAATACGCCGCAAAATACCCTTTCCACTTCTCCACGATCTCTTCGACCCGGAGCCGGGTATTGGTCATGGTGTGGATATAAATGTCTCCGATTTTCATAGTTGTTTAAATTTGCCCTCCGCTATGTATTCTTCGAAATATTTGAGTGATGTCGGGTAATAGTAACCGTCCACCAAAGTCCAACCTCGGATGATTCCAAAATTGCCTATCGGCTTCAAACGAACTTCGAAACACGCGGGCGCATATTCTACAATGTCGCACACCTTGAGGATAGTTCCCGACGCAGTGTGCTGATAGAGTTCCCCTTTTTTCACGATTTTCCGTCGTAGTTGCCGAAGAGTTCCGACCCGAAGGTCAGGAACGCGACGGCATAGATTAAAATTGTCAGCATATTTTTTAAAATTGAATGTTCCAGATGTCGATGTCTTCGGAGCAGTGGGTCTGCGTCATCTTGCCGCCCAAAAACTCCACGGCCTGCATATAGGGCCCCGTGCCTACGCCTCCCTGCCAGTAGCGGCCATAGTCGCCGATGCAGAAGGCAACCGGAATGCCTACCCACTTGCCATTACCGCGCGGCGTGTAGTACCGCCCCATCTTCTCCGCCCGCCGCCGGACTTTGGCCGGGGTCAGTCGCCAGATCATGCCCTTGAAGAAGGCATTGAAGACATAGGAGAGGGCCTGCGAATGCTTGTCATACCCGCAACCGCTCACGACGGGGGAGGTGAAGTAGTGCCACTCTCCGTTCTTGGTCTCTACCTTTGCCTCGGCGGTGCAGGTCGATCCCCATGTGCGGTTTTTTCGCCATCTTACGACGATTTCAGCGTATTTCACATCCATCTGGGACTTCTCCTCCGCTTCTTTCTCTTTGCGCCTCAAATCGGCCTTGAATTTGTCCAGCGCGGCCCGGATAACCGCGTCACTCTTGATTCCGGTGAGTTTGCGGACGCTGGGGACCGTCAGTCGGCGGCCCTCGATGTTCAGCGTCTTGATCGCTTGATTCAGTGTCATAGTTTTGTTAGTTTAAATGTATAGTACTTGTCGAAGGTCACGGTCGCGGTGTTGCCTTCGACGCTCAGTTCGTAATGATGCGACACTTCGCCATATTGCATGGCCTCCTCGTAGTCTTTTGCTATCACGGGACCGGGAAGTATTCGTTGGCGGCAGAAGTAGTCCAAATACCGCCGCCACGCAATCTCGGGCAGGAACTCGTCCGGGCTCTGGATAGCGAGGTTCGAAAGGAATCCCTCGTAATTGTTGCCCCAAGTCTTGCCGAAGATCGGAGTGTCCGTTCTCGGATTCACCGCCGTGAAGCCCTCCAATTTCCAGCCCGGAATGGTTAGGTATCGGTCGATGATTCTGTACCCTTGCCAGACTTCTACACGCTTGCAGAAGTCCACGTTCGTTCGCCGCTCGATGATTCGTTTCATCGCCGCTCGTATTTCGGGAACCGCCCGGCGTGCGTGATGATGTAGGGGATGTTGATGTCCTCGATGACGTCGAACTTTACCCACGTCCGCAGGTTTTCGCTGAGCCAGTAGACCCGCGCCCGTTTCTTCTCGTTGTCGATCTCGACGACCTCTCCGATCCGGCCGACAACGTAATCCCCTTTGCTCCGGACAACTTTCTGCCCGATCTCTACATGTTGCATAGTATTGAATTTAAAATTTCGTTTGCTTCTTTCTCTTCGGCCGCCCGAACAGCGGCACGGTATTCGGGCCATTTTCGGTCGGCGAAGTCCTGCACGGTCTCCGCCACCTTGTCGATACCCTTGTAAATCTCTTTCGTTTTGTTGAGGCTCACCCGGTTCCCGAAACACTTGAAGCACTTCATCTGTAAGTCTTGCGTGTTTCGAAATGCCGGGATGTACTCCTCGATGTGACGCTCGTTCCCTACCTCGACGTAACCGAAGCGGTCGCCGTCGCGGTAGAAGTGCAGGAACTTGAAACGCCAGTTGTAGTTACTTGCTCGGATGTCGGTGCACTCTTCCGGCAATGTAATGAATTTCTTCATGGCATAAGAAAGTCTGCCGCGAGGATCATTTCCTCCGGGATGCAGGAATCGCCGTTGTCCTTCAAAAACGCTTCGACGGCCGCCTCTTCGATCTCGGAGTGCTCCCACGATTCGGAGCGGATCATATTGATTCGGTTGAGTTTCAGCGGCAAATACTCCCCCTCCTTGGTCCGGGGTTGATTGACATCCTTTACCCGGATGCGCTCGAAACGCTTGTCGATCTTGTTGTGCCGCATGAAGGTAATGCGGTGGGAGTCTATGCACATCCACGTCTCCAGATCGGGCTGGAACTTGTAGCAGAACCCTCCCGTCGGCTCTTTGAAGACTTCGACCTTTGCGTTCGCTCGTTTCGCCACCGCGACCGCATAGGGAACCCACGAAGCCCCCTTGCAGGTCACGAAATGTTCCGTCGCCGCATATACTTCGATACCGACGCGCCGCATTTGTTCAACTATGAACTCCTGCTCGTTTTTAGAAAATGTCATGGTAGTAAATTTTAAGTTTGGTTCCTCCTTTGTTGGTAAGGTCGGGGAATATGGCCGTTAACACTACCATTTCCTCGGTTTTGGGGGCTGATTTGAGGTCATACACGAGGTTTACATTCATATCCGTGTCTACCTCGATACGGGGGATCGGAATGTCTTGATTCTTCAACACGCGATCCAAAATTTCGCTGATGACGTGCTCCACTTTCCGAACACTTTGCATGCGTCTGTCGATCTTGTTCACAACGTCGCTAAAAGATTCTATTCTCATACTCTTTGGAATTGGCCGAGGCTGGCGATGTATTGAATGTCGCAGATCGGCGTGATAAGTTCGTAAATCGGTTCATACCAGTTGTTTCCGGTCGCGTAGAAGCCGTTGAAGGTGAAACGGGCCCCGTGCATCTTTGCCCACTCCAACGCCTTCTCCTCCGGATTCGAGAAGGGGTTATTCTTGCGCTCGGCACCCCTCGGCGTCCGGTACTTGTCCCACAACCACGCGAACCCCTTTTGCGCTTGGTCGTAGCTGACCGGGATAGGGTTCTCGATCTGGATTCGCTCACCCCGGTTGCGCCTCCGTTTCAGAAGCAAAATATCGTTTTCTTCGATCCAGCCCCGCTCCTCGGCGGCGATGATCTTTTCACTCGTCTGTTTCATCGTTCAGTTCGTTGTTAAGGTCTATTAATTCTTTGAATGTCTTGATGTTGTCGAGGACCCAATCCCCGATCTCGCTCCACTTTTTGTTGAGAAGCGCGTGAGAAATGCGGCTCGTTAGCATTCCGATGCTCGCGTCGATGTGTTTCACGGCCTCCTCCCGAGTATCGAAGAGGTGGCCGTCGTTGGTCTCGTATTTAGCGATCCTTTTTATAGATGTCGTTGTAAAGTTCGTCGATCAATAAATCCAGCCCGTACACTTGGAAGACGAAGCCCCCGCCGAATACCCGGCCGCGGTACCGTCTCCCTCCATGCTTGTTCGCCATGCGGCGGGCCGATTCCATTTTATCGCAATGGTCGCCGGGGTGATCCTCGTGGACCAGATCGAGGAAGTGGATAATAAAGCGCGGGTTCCCGTAAACGTCGCGCGTCGTGTACATGCCGCCGCTTTTAACGGTTCGGCGATATTCTTCCCGTGTCATACTACTACCATATATCCGAGCCGGGTTCGAATCCATCCGCGTTGGCTCTTAGGCGCGGCGGCCAAAATATCCTTCATGTCTTGTTCGTCGATCCGGACCACCCCGTTCACCAGCGGTTTTCCTGCCGCCCGGTCGAAAATCCGGTACTTCTTCGGGTCTACCGTGATGACATAGTTCCCGGTGTCGATGGTGAAGTGATCGCGCCCGAACTCCAGCGATTCGCGGCCGAAGTCCGCCTGCCAGCGGCTTTTACCGATGTCGTATACAAATACCATTTTCGTAAAATTCAAATTCGTTATTCTCCGCAAAATCCGCGAAATACTCTTGGCTTTGCGTATATTTGACGTCTTCACAGCACGCCGAGAAAAAGGCGGTCAGACACTCGTTAACCACGTCGCCGAAGTCCTTTCCGTCTGTCGGTTGTTTCGCCGGGCCGAGAATCACGTCGTCCAAATAAAACCCGGTCGGATCGAAGAGGGCGAGGCGGTGGCGGACGTACTCCTCAAGTTCCGGCCCCTTAATCTCCTTGTCGCCCGTCCACTGATATTCATAACAGTAGGCGTCGTATAGGTACTCCGTCACCTCAATCCCGAAGGCGTCACAGAACGCATCCAGCGTGCGGCGGTTGTCGGCCTCGAACGCATAGTCGGGTTCCCACGCCTTGTAAGCCGAGGTCTTCGCCTCCTCCGAAAGTTCGGAGTAGCTGTAAATCGTTATCGTTTCAGTGCGCATCGTTTCGATAGTTTAAAGTGTGTGTAATTGCGTGCCCGTAAATACTTGACCGCCTCCTTCTCTTCTGCCTCCGTCGCCGGCCGGGTCTCGCGGCGGTAGTATTCTAATCCGGCTTCGAAGTGATCCCCTCCGACCTCTAAAGCGGAAATTAGGCCGTTTCGTTCCATGCCAAAATACACCTCGATTGATTCGGTCGCCTTGTGTACCCGAACCACAACCCGCCGATACTCCCCGCCGACGAAAACCCCGTTTTCGCCCTTTCCGATGATGTCTCGGCCATCCGGGGTCCGGGCTGTGTAGTAGCCAGCGCCGTGGCATAGAACCCACTCCGACCGCTCGATTGCCTGCTGTTTAGCCTCTTCGAATGTCATAAAGATAACCGTTTTTTGATTGCTTTCCTTAATTCGACCTTGTTTTTCGCCTCTATTCGGGCAAAAACTCCTCCCGGTCGCTCTCGTTCATGTTGTCGATGTTGCGCAACAAGCGACCGTGTCAAACTTTGGAATAGCCGCGTAATTTCATTTCTTTTCATTGTTAATTATCCGCCGGGCCTCTTGTTTGTTCGTTACGTCCCGAATTGCTCGCCGGGCCACCGCTCCTAACCTCCGTTCGATCTCGAAGCACTCCCGGTCCAACTCCCGCCACCGCTCCCGTATTTGTTTCATAGTTTTATAACTCTTTCCGTTTGCAAATCCGCAACGCTTCCGGCCTTAGTTTGGAGGTGGAACCCGCTGTGATACCGGACCCGAACCGGGACCCGGAACGCCTTGAAAAAGCCGTTCATATAGCATTGGTACATGCGATCCGGCCGCGTACACCTCCGAACCACCAAAACGTTCAAATGATGGTCCCAGCGGGCAATTTCGCGCCCCTCGTACACGACGATCCAATCGCCGTAATAACACCGCACCGGGCCTACTTCCGTTCGGGCCCTAAGTGCGTCGATAATTAGTTGCTGTGTCATAAGTATAGGCACCTCCTTTCCATGTCTTTATAGTCCCAATAATTGCCGAAAAACCAGTATTTTCCGGCCTTCTCTACAAACCGCCCCCGTTCGTAAACCGGGAGCAGGTAATTGTACACCTCCTTCGTGATCGGGTAGGCGTTCGTCGTGTGGCTGTTCATAAAAAATACTCGTTTAATACCCGTGCGCAGGCCTCCGGGCTGTCGATAAAAATGTTCTCGCCCTCCTTGGGAATGTACCATGCAGTTCCCGCCGCCGGGAAGCGGTCGAAGCGCCCCGGACGCGCTCTGGTTTCACAAAGTGCGAACATGTTTTCGCATACCGGGATCGCCATTAACAACCCCGGTATTATTGCAAGCCAGACACCAGCCCCGTTCGCACTCCGGGCATGCTATTTTCTTTTTCATAGCTACACAAATTTAACTTGTCCGTTATATTCCAGCGTTACCGCTTCTTGCTTCATCTCGTCGCGGATTTCGGTTGCTAGTGTGTACACCTCTTCGAAGTGCTCCCCGAAGGATTCCGGGGTGCAAAAAGCGTACACGATTGTCACGTTCTCGACCACAAGCGCACCCGAGTTCGACACCCAGCCACCGACCGCCGGGGTCGAAGTACAGCCCCCGAACCACTTCGAAAAGGCCGTCATCACCTTGTTTACAATGACTTTATTGTCGCACGGCTTGTTTACGTCGGTCGTGCTGGGAACATAAATTGCGACCTTTGCGTTAAGGTCAAATTTGAAGTTTTTCATAATTCACTGGTTACGATTAATGACATAATTAAGGCCCCGAGAAAGCAAGCCCAAAAGAAAATCGAAGCGGCCCGGCGGCTATTCCATTTCATAAATAAAAATAAATTGGTTTTCAGTCTGGACACACGCTACCGGGGTGTCCTTGATTTTGGCAATAAGATCGCGCCCATCCTCGGAATCGCTCCAAACGGCCGCCATGTCGGAGCCGTTCGGGATGGTTCCGAAAAGAAGCGAACCCCCGAAAATCGCCGCGTCGATTTGGGCGTTTTCGGTGAAAAGGGTGTACACGTCATTACTGATGCCCAATTCTGCAATAGCCAAAAGAAAATCAAATGCTTTCATAATAGTATAGTTTAATGGTTTAGAGGTCCGGCGCGGTAAACGAACCGCAGGCGTTACCGCCTCAATTCTGAATTAATCCGGACCAAATTTACAACCTCTTTCGCTCTCCGGACGCGGGTCGTTTGCGTCCTTTCTTGCTCCCCGTGACTGGTGTCATGCCTATGCGGGTATCTCTCGCGGCTATCCGTATTCCGGTACCGCGGCCCTTTCGTACAATCACACGCGGGCAACGCTCGGGTTATTCGGGTCCCTATCCCTACCGGGCCTTTTCTGTCGTAACGTGACGGGTGCGGCTCGGTGTCCTCCGTTGATTTGTTTCGGCTTTCCGTGTGCATCATGTGCGGGGCGGGAATGTGTAGGGCGGCAAGGGCTTCGATAGTGTTGGTATCGCGGTATAGCGAAATGCCGTTTTCAATTCCTCGTGTGTTGCGGATGCGTGCCCGGCGTGCTCAAGGAATAGAGCAGGACCGGAGCGAGGCGGGCGGAAAACCATTTGAAAGAACGTGCAACGCCTTTGGGTGGGTTGCTGGTGCAAAGATAAAACGGGGTTTTCGAATATGCAATAGCACTTAGTAAAAATAATCCAAATGGAACAACATTAGGCAAAAAATCTGATCGCGGCCCGGATTTTGGCGACAAAATGAACAATATCTGTGGCCTTGTGTGTTTAGGGGTGGCAAAGTACTGATTTTAGGCCGGGTTCAATACTTGAACATGCCCTATTTCGCACGGAAACGCCCCAAATTTCGACGATCTCCCAAAGACGGGCAACTATACCACCCTGGAGGAGATCGGCGAAATGCGTGAATTACGGCAAGTTACAACAACGGTCCCGGATGCGGCAAAAAGATGCCGATTTTATCGCGTTGAACTTTTGAACGGGGGCAAGTACCGGACGAGGGGAGAAGTGCCGCCAGATCGACGGAAACGGGGCAAAGATGGCAGGAGCGGCAAGGGTGGCTAAGCGGTAGAGCAAAGGCAATGCAGGTGGAAAATATTTATTAAACAAAAAAGCCCAAAATAAGCAAAAGCGATCAAAAGGGTGGATTTGTAGGTATAACTGCGAAAAATGGAAACACGGCGAAAGCGGGTGATTTTAGGCGGCTTGCGGCGCGTGGTGGTGCCTTTTGTGTGCGGGAAAGTTTCGTTTCGTAGCTTTTTATATACCAAAATGTAACAAATCGAAAGCAATAATTTATTGTAAAAAGTGTATAAAATATAGCAAATTTGGACAAACCTCTGAGAATCAAGGAGTTATTCGTAACTCCTTGATTATCAAGGCTTTAGAGGGGGTCAAAATGGCCGTTTTCGCCGTTTCGCATTTGTTTTCAAGGGTTTGCAAAATACGCCGTAAATTCAACCTAACTAACGTTATGTAAATTGTAACGGCTCTAAAAAGCGATTGCGGGCCGTGTAAACAAAAACGACCAAATCAGCCCCGTGCGCATTGTAGCCGCAATTTTATGGCTGTTTGTGTGCTGACTGACAGCGCGAACCGATCCGGGGGCGGGG